ACACAGCGTTCACACGAGCCACCTTGCCGCCGAGTGGGTTCACCGGGATGCAATACATCTCGCGCTGCAGCGTCTGGATGATGGCCGAGCCGTTCGCCTTATCTTCGATCAGGACCGCCATAGCTCGCGGGTACAGCTGCTTGACGGACCGGATCGCTTCTACCGTCCCGGGGAAGTCCAGATGCTTATTAAGACAGTAGCGCAGGTAGTAGTCGTTTCTGGACTTCCCCCACACCTGAATGGACACATAGTCGTTCTGATCCCCGGCCTTAAACGCAGCGTCAACAGAGATGATCTCCGTGCCGAACATCCGCGTCTCAGCAGGATCATAGAACCGCCACCAGTCTCGGTGGACCAGGTTGCCAGCCTCTACACGGGGGCTGCACTGGTACAGCGCCGCCCACGCTCGCTGCCCACCCTGCGGATCGTTGATGTAGCTCTTCTTAAAGTCGGCCAGCCACTGCGCGTCTTTCCCCAGCTCGGGGCACAGCGGCTCACCAATCGCCCGGCCCAGCGGGTCGCCCGCCTCAGCCTCAACGGGAAGTCGAAGCAGCTTGGCGTTGACCTCGGTGGCCAGCATACGAGCGGCCAGATCGTCCTCGTGCCATGGGGTCATGATCACGATCACCTTGCCGCCGGCGGCGAGACGGGACTTGATGGACGACTGCCATTCCTCCCATACCCGCGCCCGATAAGTGGGCGAGTCTGCTTCCTGCTGGTTCTTCACCGGGTCGTCGATGATGACCAGGTTCGCAGGGTTACCAGTGATGCCGGCCATGATGCCGCGGCTGATCAGTCGTCCGTGGCCATTGTCCAGCTCGAACTCAGCGGCGCGGTCTATCGCACCAATCGAGATCCCGAACAGATCCTGGCCATGCGCCTTGATCTTCTCCTTGTTCCTCCGGCAGAACCGCTCCGCAAAATCGGAGTCGTAACTCGCCAGGATGACTCGGTTATTCGGGTGTCGGCCCAGGTACCACGACGGGATACTCTCAGTCACCGTGGCACTTTTGCCGTGCTGCGGGGGCGTCTCGATCACCAACAGATCATAGGCGTGACCGGTGTCGGCCTCCAGGAAGTCCTGTACCTGGTTCGCGATGTACTCAGACATCCGCGTCCGTTTCCACGTCGGACCCTGTACATACACCAGATACTCGGAATAGAAACGCCGGGCCAGCTCTCTTCGAGCCAACTCGGCGATTACTTTTTTCTTTTTCTCTTCTGGGGTATATTCGCGCTCATCCATCTGTTATGTAAACCACCTTTTTCTATACACATTTTGGGGCCAGATGGATTCTACACGAGACCCCCGTACCCCCAAAAGGGCGATGGGGGTCAGCCCTCTTCGATGAGTTCCTTCAGCTGCGCCTCACTGAGCGAGGCCAGGTCCAGCGTCTCAAAGGGCTTGTCGTCCAAGTTGCCGATTGCGACATTATCCACCGGCTTCTGACCGGACGTGTCACGGAGAAAGCGAGCAGCCTCGGTGTCTCCTGTGCGGGCTCGGATCAGCTGGGCCAGCAGGAGCGCAGCGGCTTCGGTCTGCTCCACGCCGCGCTTCTTCAGTTCTGCTCTCACATCGTCCTCATCGGCGAGCTGCAGGTCCAGGATCTCGCGGGCCAGGTCGCGCATGAGCTTCTTCTTTCTCCGAACCTCGACCGCCTTCTTGGATGCTTCGCTGGCGGCGCGACTAAGCTCTTCACCGGAGAGGCGATTCTGCAAGAGGTTGTCCCGGAGATTCGGGTTGCGGATATAACGAGGATCGCCCATCTATATCAACTCCTTCAGATTTTTTAAGTGGTTGGTAATCTACGAAAATTCAGCCTTAGGGGTACGCGCGCTTCCCCCCGGCCCCCCAAAGGGCGACCACCCCCCCATACTATTATAATAACGCGGGGGGAGGGGGCCAGAACCTCGTGTCCAAAAAATTGGACAGGTGCGCCGCTGCGCCGGGGCGAAATAGGTGCGGCCGGCGGGCGGGAGACCGGGACACCATGCCGCCGGGGCAGGGGGTCTATGATCCCTGCAGCCCGCGCCGCTGCTGCGCTGCCGGGCCGGGCCGGTGGTCTGGGTGCAACGCCGGTGCAACAGATCAGGGCAGCAGGTCCGGGTCCCACCTGCGGCACCAGTCCCTCACGGCCAGATCGACAAGCGCTGCTGCCGGGAGGTGCAGGTCCTTCGCCACCTGCTCGATGGCCCGCGCTGCCGGGCCGGTGATGCGGTAGAGGTGGGGGTCCTGTGGGGGACTCGGTCGCTTTTCAGCCGGTTTTTCTGCCTCAGGTGGGGACTTTTTTCGTGCTCTTGTCGTGGTGTCTGCCATCGGTTCCTCCTGTCGATTTCGCTATTGTAATTGTATGTGATCGCTTAGGTGTCATAGACTGCCAACTTTTGACCGGGTTCCGAAAAATTTTTTTGAGCCCGCAAAGCCGCGGCCCGTCTGGGTTTGGTGGTAATCTGGGCCCGGTTTCGTGGCCGGCCATGAAAAAAACCTATTGACAATGGCCACATACTGTGGTACCTTATAGCCACGGCCACGAAACGAGGCCACAAAAACGACAGGCGGCCACAAAAAATAACGAAAATGGAGGGCTTGAAAAATGCCGCGCATTACTAAAAAAGACATTTACAACAAGTACGGAATCGAATTTGACGGGCAACATATTAACAGTCCCGCGGGAATGATTCCTCCTGTCATGGTCGACGGGAATAGCAAAATCGGAAAAGGTGTATACCACTTTTCCATGTTGCCGGGCACCGCGCTTTATGACGTCGTGATCAATGGCGCAAGCTACACTGTCAAGAGCACGTGTCCTTGCGATTGTGTAGGTTGCTATGCAATGGCCGGGAACTTCAAAAAGTATTCCAGTGTGCGCGACGGTTTAGCTGTCAAGACGTGGCTTGCACGTTATCACATGGCCTGGTTAGAGCGTGCCATTATGGCGCAAATTGAAGCTGATAATATCAAGTTCGTAAGAATCCATGCTTCCGGTGACTTCTTTAACATGGACTATGTCGAAATGTGGGCCCGTATTGCGGCGGCCTTCCCAGGTGTTATCTTTTGGACCTACACAAAACTTAAGGCGGCGGAAAACGCTTTCGACGGGCTGAATAATGCAAACATCGTAAAATCCGTTATCCCTGGAAAAGGCAAAAACTATGGACATTGCGATTATATCCTTGCGCTTTATGAATACCTGCAGGCCGCGGGAAAATCTGTTTACATTTGCCGCTGCGGAATTGATAAAAATCAGCATTGCACGAACTGCAAGGGCTGCAGCGTGAATGAGTATGTACTGTTTATCGAACACAGCACCGAATACAAAGCCGAAAAGGACCCGCTTTTCCCGGTGATCAAAGCAATTATTGAAAACCAGGAAGCACCCGCGGATAAATTCCGCGCCGCATAATAACACAATCAGGCTTCCCGCCTGATAATAGCGGCATAAGACAAGCACGCTTGTGCTGTTATTATGACGCGGGAAACACGCGTAAAAATTCAAGTATGGAGGACCAGACCATGACTGCAAGACCTATCAATCCCTACGACCGGCGGCGCGTCGAGCGCCTCATGCCCGGCGCCAAGCTGACCCCGCTGCCCGAGGGGGCCAAGCACGAGCTCGGCCGCACCTATCTCTGCGGCTACTGGCACCAGACCTACACCGTCGAGGCCATCCACCACGACGTCCCTATCTGGGGCACCACCGTCACCGTCCTGTGGGAGGATGGACGCCGCACCACCCACAGCACCCCGCTCGACCCCCGCTGCGATTACCTGATCGAAACCTGAGAGGAGGACCAGACCATGTGGAACATCGACAACGCGATCCTGCATGTTTACCCCGATTCCCCGTTCATCTGCAAGGCATGCGTGAACCTGCGGGAGGGCGGGCGCATACGAATGCAGCTACCCCTCAGAGACGAGGACACCGCTGCCGTGTGGCTTTTTGAGCACTACCCGGACACCCCGATCAAGACCATCAGACACCGCTGCTGACGCAGCGCCGGCGGCCTCGTGGGGCCACGCCTTAAGCGGCCCCATCCCATCAAAAATTTTTAACAGGAGGTACCACTCATGAACAACAAAGAGCTCGCCCAGAAGACTGTCGATCGCATGATCGAGACCATCAACACCACCGGCTACCTGCCTTGGACTAAGCCGTGGACCAACGGCTCCCGTTCCTCTGTCCAGATTCTGGACGGTTACACCGACATCACCATCCCCGCTCGCCACTGGAGCCGGGCCGGTAAGGTCTACCGGGGCATCAACATCTGGCTGCTCAACCTGAGCGGCAAGCGCGGTGAGTGGATCACCTTCAAGCAGTGCCAGAGCGAGGGCGGCAAGATCAAGAAGGGCGCCAAGGGACAGACGATCCTGTACTGGCAGATGCTCAAGAAGGAAGACCCCAACGACATCGACCCTGACACCGGCAAGGCCAAGATCAAGACCATCCCCCTGCTCAAGTACTACACCGTCTTTAACGTCGAGACCGACACCGAGGGACTCGAGACCAAGCACCACCCCGACCCCGAGATCATCCGCATTCCCCAGTACCACTACGCGCCGGTCGAGGGACTCGACGAGGCCGACTATCACTCCGCCGCCGAGGCCATCATCGCCGGATACGTTGCCCGCTGCCAGACCCTGCAGCTTGACTGCAAGGGGCGCAGCAACGAGGCCTACTACGCGCCCTATCTGGACAAGGTCGTCGTGCCCAACATCACACAGTACGACGAGCCCGCTGAGTATTACAGCACCCTGTTTCACGAGCTCGGCCACAGCACCGGCCACGCCTCCCGTCTGAACCGCTTCACCGGAGACGCCGCCGCTGCTGCGTTCGGCAGCGAGTCCTACTCCCGGGAGGAACTGGTCGCCGAGATCACCGCAGCCTCGATCCTCAATGAGCTCGGCCTCGAGTCCGGTAACACGTTCCGCAACTCGGCAGCTTACGTCAAGTCGTGGAGTGAGCATATCAAGAATGACCCGATGATGTTCGTCACCGCATGCGGCAAGGCAGAGAAGGCCGTCGATCTCATCCTCGGCACCTCCGCCCAGCCCGCCACAGTCTAACAGAGAGGAGGTAACACCACATGCTCAAAGATAAGCTGCTGCGGTTCCTGTCCATCATGGCCACCGCTATGATCGCGGCCCATCAGGACCAGTTCCTGCTGTGACTCGGACATAGTTCATGCCCACGATCTCCGGATCGCGGGCATGGGAGGTTGCCCGAGGCAGCCAAATAAAACACAGGAGGTATCTATCATGAGCAAGAAGCGCTACACAATCGACGATCTCCGCGCCATGGCTTGGGAGACGGCAGTCATCAGCGCCGGTCGGAAGCTCGGCATGGACGAGCACTACGCCTTGTGCCAGTGGGTGTATGTCACAGCAACCGCTCGAAAGATGGGCATGCGGTTCGACATCAACGGAGAGTTGCTATGATCGCGGCCCATCAGGACCAGTTCCTGCTCTGACATGGTCTGGGTGCATGATCGAGAGATCGTGCACCGAGGAGGTTGCCAGAGCGACCGATCAAAAATCAGGAGGTATCTATCATGAGCAAACTGTATGTCGTCAGCTTCGACACTCAGCGCAACCGGGTCTACTCCAACTGGGAGTACATCTCCGAGGCCAACAGCAAGAAGGCCGCTATCGAGGAAGCCCGCGCCGCATGGCAGGACCGGGGCCACACGTCCCACCAGTTCCACTGCTACGCTGAGAAGATCGACGCCCTGCCCGATGGCCGGGAGGTCGGAGCATTCAAACGAATCGACTGGCGCCCCGTCACGTGGGGCTACCGGGGATAAGGAGGTATCTATCATGAGCAAGAAAGCAATCACTTGGTACAACGACATCATGTGGGACCTGTGCCGGGAGCACCTGACCATCGGCACCCGACTCTCGGAAGGGACCGAGCACTGGAACCTGCGGGACATGGTCTCCGAAATGCAGTACACCTTGGACCTGTACGACTCGCCTGACACCATCTACTGGGACGACGCACACGACCCCACCCAGCCGGATCACAAGCCGTGGTACCGGCAGTGGTGCAACGAGAAGGCCCGTATGCAGAGGTTCATCAACCGCTACAAGAGCGAGGCCCTGAAGATGGAGTGCACCGAGGGCCACTGCAGCAGGTACGACTGATGATCTACCGCTGTATGTTCGAGACCCGGCTGCGGAAGCCGGCCAAGATCATCTGGACCACCATCGTGATCGACATCCCTGCCTCGGATGAGGCCGCCGCAAAAGCCCGGCTGCTTGAGCTCTGGCCCAGGCAGCCCGGGGTCCTCCCCGCCAAGCACCACCTGCGTATCACCCCGACCGAGAAGGTCGTTTACAAACAGTTTCAGGACTATGCCAAGCGGCCTCGCCGCTTAAGGGGGTAAGAACAGCCATGACCGACGAGAAGTACACCCTCATTCACGACATCAAAGAGAAGAAGGCCGCCGCTCGTGGCGCCTTCGCCCGGAAGGGAGGCAGCCGCTCCAAACGCTGCTCCCTTCCCTCTGACAATCTCACACCTGCTCAACTCAAAAGGAGGAATAGCCAAGTGTCCACAGTCAAACTCAACCAGCCCATCACCTATGCAGAGCTCCAGACTCTGACCCCATCCCTCAAGTTCCTGTATCTGGACAACCTCATCCACCGGTACAAAGCCCGGCGAGTTGACATCGTCGCCATGTTGGGGATCGCCCAGAACACCTGGGTGCGACTGCTCCCCACACTCCCCGGCAAGCTGATCTTCGAGGGCAAACCTAAGCACCCTGCCCCCGAGTGGCTGGAGTTCATCGGAGGCCAAGCCGAGGAGATCGAACCGGAGGATGTGCGGGACCTGACCCCGGACCCCATCGTCGAGGTCCAGCCGGTCGAGATCGAGCAGCCCCTCATCCCCCAGCCGCCTGTCCTCCCGGATCGCATCGACCTGTCCATCACCGGGACACCGGCTCAACTTATCGATCTGCTGTCCATGCTCACCGAGGCGGACAAGACCTACAGCTTCCGGATCAGCTTCACAAAATGAAAAAGACGGCGTATCAGCACGAGGACTGATACGCCGTCTTGATTTCCTCTATTAGTTTATCCGCCTCGGCAGTGGACCAGACGATCTCCACCCGCTGCCCGGCCTGTCGCAGTTCACGATGTCGGACCACCTGTATGGGCTCGAGCTTTCCACCCTGGGTCTTAAGCTCACACCAGATCACCCGGCCATCAGGACATAGGATGATTCGGTCAGGCATTCCCCTTCGCAAATCGGGGATGAACTTTATGCACGGGATGCCGATCTTCTCCAGACCATTGACCAAGTGCTGCTCGACTGTCCGCTCCCTCATCTGACCACCTCTTTCTGGCCAGAGTATAGGTGACGATGACAACCTTGTCAAGCCCTCTCCTTACTACCCCCTACAAGGTTGTCATGGTTGTCATACCAAAACGCAATCAGAACTTTTTGACCACTTTCACTATGACGACATGACAACCTCTATGACAACCTCTAAACCAAGGTTGTCATAGCTGTAACCCTTGATAATACTGGACTTTTTATACCTTATGACAACCATGACAACCTGTTTCAGGGTAATAAGAGGTTGTCATACTGGCGCAAACAAACTGGTCAAAAAAGTGCATGACAACCTACGAGTGATATTCAATACAGGTTGTCATCCTGCCTCCCTTTCGACCTCTCCGATGGTCTTATCCAGCACATCGAAATGGCCCAGGATGATGTGGTTGATCTCATGCATCAGGACCTTCCGAACGAGGAATGAGTCTGCATAAATATGCATATTGATGTATATATCATAGGTCCCGTCGTCGTTGGGAAAGACTGCGCCCCTGTTCGCCCGGTTAGGAAACCGAACAAAGCGGACGAAGTAATCGACGCCTTCAATAAGCTGTCTCAACCCGGTCCCTCCTCACTGTTACATTTCGGTTACAGTATATCAGGAGGGGTGTACTATAGAACGGACAGTTAATCTCTCTTCCCTCTCAGTGTCTCGAGGAACTTGACGTTTGCCTCGACCTCTTCCTTAGTGGCGCCCTCTACTGTATCGAGCAGCACCCGCATCTCCGGTCTGGTTCTCAGCATCTCCAGGTACCGGCTGAGCTCGTCCTCTTCCTGGCGTCTCTTCGCCTCATAGAGGATGATGTCTTCGTTCTTGGCATCGTCGATAAGCTCGGACACTGTGACCCCGAGTTGCTGTGCGAGGACATTAAGCTGATCGAATCCAGGCTCACGTTCGCCGAGCTCCCACATGCTGATCGTGCTTCTATTAAACCCCGTGACTTCGGCCAGCTTCCTCTGAGACCAGCCCCGACTCTGCCTGATGGAGATCAACTTGTTCGCGAATCTTTTCTTGGAATTCATAGATCACACCCCCTATATAAGTATTACCACAGATCGTGGCATTTTGTCAACAACGAGTTACAAAAGAATGACATCAACTTGTGGCCAAATTTCTCTTGACACTGGCCGCGTTCTGTGGTACCATCTACCCGTGGCCACGAAAGAGGGCCAATGATAGGAGGTGAGAGCTTGGATAAGAAGGCAATAGGACAGCGCCTGATCGCCGCCCGTGGTGGAATGTCCCAGGTTCAGGCGGCGAAAGCAATCGGCATAACCCGCAGCGCTTTGTCGATGTACGAAACAGCGAAGCGGGTGCCCAACGACGACGTGAAGATCGCGATCAGCGTGGTCTACAAGGTTCCGATTCAGGAACTATTTTTTAAGGGACAAGGCCACGTAAGCGGGCCGGCACTATGAACAACATAAGAAAGGCCAGGCTGCTGATCGGCTGGACCCAGGATCAGATGGCACAGCAACTCGGGATATCGAGTCGGATGCTGCGGGACTATGAGAAGGGCCGCCCCATCCCGTCCGATCTCCTCGTAGCTATGCACAAGCTCACCGGGCAGTCCGCAGATTATCTGCTCGGCTTAACTAAGGAGGAAAACGCATGAAACAATTTAAACCCGGCGATTTCGTAATCGTAGCCGACGACACCCTGCCGAAGGGGTTCTGCGGCAAAGCTGCGAAGGTGATCGGCGCCTTCGATGGCAGCTACCTGGTGGAGTTCCTCGAGTCCCATCCGAGGCTGCACAACGGATTTCCCAGCAGACCCGGCGATCTGAAGGGCAAGAAGAACCACTGCTGGTGGTGCAACCCTGAGGAGCTCTCCCCCCTGGCCCCGTCCTGTACGATCACCGTCGACGGTGACCGGACCTACTGCAAGCGAGCGGACCGGAAGAAGATCAACGGCACTGCCATCTGCTCCCAGCATGATGGCCAGGACTTCTTGACCGGCGCGATTATCGCTCTGGCCCGAGCCTATGACACCGACCCCACGACCGCAGCGTACCGGGTGCTCAAGGCGTTTAGCCAACCGGCCGACCTGCGACTGGTGCACGAGAGCACTGGCAGTCCCTTCGGCACACCCGGTGATCCTACTCCCTATAAGGACAGCTTCGGCACTCCGCTCTGCGTCGGTGATCTGGTGTTTATCAAGCATTGTACTGAGCGCGGCTGGCAGGAGGAGCCTAACATCGTGGTCGAGACCCCGAAGGAGGGTCCCTTCATCATGGGCATCCAGTGTATTTGCGACCCTAAGACCGGCAAGATCGATGGATGGGACACCAGATGGGGCCGCTCGTGGAAAGAGCTCGAGTCTGGGCAGACGTACCACGACGGTGCCATCCGAGTAATTGAAGCGCCGCAGGTACCAACCACCAAGCCTAAGAAGAAGCGCCTGGTCTTCCGCGGCGGCCCGGATAAAGCCCTCTATGGTGAGCTCGGCGCCGACACCGATCTGGTGGACAGCTTCGGCGTACATCTCCACGTCGGCGATGTGGTCTCTGTCCTGCATCGGAACAGAGGATTCATCAGCGACGATCCTATCGTGGAGTGCGTGGATGGTCGGCCGTTCGTGATGGGTCTGGCAGGGCAGCAGTTCAAGAAGGACCGCCGCAATACCGACTGGCAAATCGTGAAGGCCAGACCGTACACCGACCTGCTGGTTGGGGAGAAGTTCTCCGACAACTGGCTCGAAGTCAAGGAGGAAGAAGTAGATGAATGATAGACCCGTCAGTGTCCATGTAGCCGATGAGCTGGTCCGCATGCTGGACCGGCAGAAGGAACTGGACCCCGCGACCCGTGATTACGAACAGCTCGTCACCAATCTGGAGACCCTGATCTTCCACGCCGATCTTTATCTCGACGTGTTCGAGTATCTCCAGGCGGCGGGGAGGATGCCGTCCCCCTTCGATGAGCCTGAGATCACGCAGGTCACCCTCCACCCTGAGCTGGTGAGGGCCATGCAGGAAGCGAAGGAAGAGGACACACGACCCAGTCCCGGCGAGGCTGAGGAGGAGACACCCCAGACGGTGGTGGAATTTTCTCTGATCCAGGTCCGCGCCGCTCTCCGTGAAGCGAAGAAGCGCGGCGTTGACATCGCCGAGGTGATCAAGAGCTTCGGCGCATCCAACCTCACCGACCTGCCCGCTGAGAAGTACTCCGAGCTGATGAAGAAACTGGAGGAGAACTGATATGTTTGGATTGTACACAAAGAAGGACCTCGAGCGCGAGGTCGAGAAGCAGATGATCGAGATGGACCAGAGGCGCTGGATCGGCGACAGGTTCGACCGGATCGAGAAGCGGCTGAGTAAGCTGGAGTTCCGGATGAAGCACGGCACCGACAAGCTGAAGGTCGGCGAGCCCATCCCCGTCGATGCGGAGGACTGCTGCACCACCTGCGGCCCCTGCCCCGATGAGGACTTCGGCTGATGCCGGGGGTGCATGCTTTACTCTCCGCCTCTAAGGCCAAGCAGTGGCTCGCCTGCCCCCCGTCTGCCCGATTGAATCAGAAATTATCTGAGAGACTGGGCGACCGAGCCACACCCTACGCCGAGGAAGGAACCAAGGCCCACGCCGTAGCTGAGTTGAAGCTGCGGCGTGAGATCGGGGAGATCAACGACTTCCTCTATAAAGAGGAGCGGAAGCAGCTTGGCGAGATCGACGCCGAGATGGACAAGTTCACCGATGTCTATGTCGATGAGGTCCTGGCCCGGTACTACGAGGCCAAGAAGGTAACGCCGGATGCCGAGCTCCTGATCGAACAGCGGCTGGACTTCAGCGAATGGGTGCCGTCCGGTTTCGGTACCGGCGATGCGGTGATCGTGTCTGACCGGACGTTGGAAGTACTCGACTTGAAGTACGGCAAAGGTGTTCCGATCAATGCCAAGGAGAATCCACAGGCTCGGCTCTATGGGCTGGGTGCGATTAGCCTGTTCGGTACGATCTACGGTTTCACGAAGGTCCGCACCACCATCGTGCAGCCCCGGCTCTACTCCATCACGGAAGAGACCCTGGATCGTGACGAGCTCCTGGCCTGGGGTGAAGAGATCAAGCCCATCGCCGAGCAGGCGTGGCGGGGGGAGGGTGAGTTCAAACCCGGCGATCACTGCCGCTTCTGTAATGCTCGTGGAATCTGTCGGGCCAGAGCTCTCGAATCTATGGGAGTGTTCGTCCATGGCTTTGACTCCCCGGATGTGATTCCCGACGAGGCCATCCCCGAGATCCTGCGAGTCGCCGACACGGCGGAGCAGTGGCTCAAAGATGTCCGTGACTACGCCCGAGCCAAAGCGATCCAGGGCACAGTCTACCCCGGGTGGAAGATCGTACGGGGCAAGCGACCCGGCCGGCACTTCCGGGATGAGAACGAAGTGATCAACCGGCTAGCCCACGCTGGTTTCTCAGAGGACCAGTACTGTTCGCCAAAGAAGCTGATGAGTCCCTCTGAGATGGAGAAGTCCATCGGGAAGGCCGCCTTCACGGCGCTGCTTTCCGACTATGTGACCCAGGGCGAGGGCGCCCTGACTCTGGTACCCGAGGACGATAAGCGTCCTGAATATAACAATGCCGATCTGCAGTTCGCAGACCTGGCCGATTAAAAAGGAGAAAAGATTATGAACCTGAACAAGAAGTACACCGACACCAACGTCCGCCTGGGCATGGTCAGATTCTCGTTCCCCTACGTTTTCGAGAAGCGCAAGAACGAAGAGGGTCAGCCGGACAAGTACAGCCTGTGCTGCCTGATCCCCAAGTCCGACAAGGACACCGTGGCCATGTTCAATGAGGCCTACGAGGCCGCGAAGCTGAAGGGCAAGGCTGAGAAGTGGGGCGGCAAGATCCCCGCCAAGGTGAAGAGCCCCCTGCGTGATGGCGATGTGGACCGCGAGGATGACCCCGCCTTCAAGAACTGCTGGTTCTTTAACTGCAGCAGCACCAAGCAGCCCGGCGTCCGTGTTCGCGAGGCCGGCGTGATCAGCGAGGCTCTGGATGACAGCGAGTTCTATGCCGGGTGCTACGGCGCCGTGACCGTCAACATGTTCCCCTACAACTCCAACGGCAACGTGGGTGTGGGCGTTGGCCTGAACAACGTGATTAAGCTCGAGGATGGCGAGCGCCTGGCTGGTGGCCGCAGCGCTGACGAGGACTTCGAGGATCTCGAGTAATGCAGGTTCTCTCGATTGACGTCGAGACCTTCAGCCGGGTGTCCCTTCCTGACTGCGGCGTCTACCGGTATGTCGAGGATGAGGAGTTCACGATCCTCCTCTTCGGCTACTCGGTAGACGACGGCCCGGTGAAGGTCATCGATCTGGCCTGTGGCGAGACGATCCCGGCGGATGTGTTCGATGCAATCTGGGACCCGACCGTGGAGAAGCGGGCGTGGAACGCCAACTTCGAGCGGACAACCATTGGGAAGTACTTCGGCAGATACTGCGAGCCGTCTCAATGGTTCGACCCCATGGTCATGGCTTCCTGCTGCGGGCTTCCCGCCAAGCTGGAGACCGCCGGTGCGGCGCTCGGATTGTCCGAGGACCAGGCCAAGATGAAGATCGGCAAGCAGCTGATCCGGGAGTTCAGCCTCCCCTGCAAGCCGACAAAGAAGAACGGCATGCGTGAACGGAATCTCCCCGAGCATGACCCAGAGAATTGGGCTCTGTATAAGACTTATAATCAGCGCGACGTCGAGGCTGAGATGGCTATCTGCGAGAGGCTGCTGCGCTGGCGGCCCATGCGTTCTGAGCAGAAGCTGTGGGCTCTCGACCAGAGGATCAATGATCTGGGCATCCGGGTTGACACCACGATGGCGGCGAACGCCATCCGAATCGGAGGTGACTACAAGCAGAGGTTGATTGACCGGGCGGTGGAATTAAGTGGGCTCGAGAATCCCAATTCCACCGCGCAGGTCAAGGCTTGGCTCGAGGAGCAGGAGGGAATCACAGTCTCCTCTCTTAATAAGAAGGTCATCGCCGATGTGGTGGCCGGGTTGAGCGAACACAATTCAATAGAATTCATGGCGCTCCGGACCGAGTTTTCAAAGTCCTCGGTCAAGAAGTACGAGGCCATCACCCGAGCCGTCTGTCAGGATCAGCACGTCCACGGCTGCTTCCAGTTCGCTGGCGCCGGACGTACCGGCAGGTGGGCTGGGCGGCTGGTGCAGTTGCAGAACCTGCCGCAGAACCATCTTGAGGATCTCGACGTGGCCCGGGAGATCGTGGCCGACGGAGACGGTGAGACGTTGGAGCTCCTCTACCCCAACGTGCAGGGTACACTGTCCGAGCTGATCAGGACTGCGCTGATCCCGGAGGAAGGGCACCGCTTCATCGTGGCTGACTACTCCGCCATTGAGGCCCGCGTCCTGGCCTGGCTCTGCGGTGAGCAGTGGCGGCTCGACGTCTTCGAGAATGGTGGCGACATCTACTGTGCGTCAGCATCGCAGATGTTCAAGGTTCCGGTGGAGAAGCACGGCATCAATGGGCACCTGCGGCAGAAGGGTAAGGTCGCCGAGCTGGCCCTCGGATACGGCGGGAACATCGGCGCGTTAAAGGCGTTCGGCGCGGACAAGATGGGCATGACCGATGAGGACATGGCTGAAACCGTGGAGCTCTGGCGCAACGCGTCTCCCCATGTGGTCGCCTTCTGGAAAGACCTGGAACGCGCGGCGATCCGCTGCGTGGTGAAGAAGGTCCCGACGATCTCCACGGTCGGCCACATCCGCTTCGACTATGAGGACGGCGTTCTGTGGATGTCTCTCCCCTCCGGCAGACGGATCGCCTATTGGGGCGCCGAGTACACCGAGAACAAGAAGGGCTTCAAGTCTCTGACCTACATGGGCATGGAGCAGAAGTCCAGGAAGTGGATGCGGCTCGAGACCTGGGGCGGCAAGCTCGTGGAGAACCTCACGCAGGCGACAGCTCGTGACTGCTTGAAGGAATCCATGCTGGCCCTCGCTCAGGCAGGGTTCGATATCCGAGCCCACGTCCACGACGAGGTCATCATCACCGAGCCCATTGGTGGTCGGACTGTTCAGGATGTATGCGACATCATGGGCGCTCCGATCCCCTGGGCCCCCGGCCTTCCGCTCCGGGCGGACGGGTATGAGACCCCGTACTACAAGAAGGATTGAGAAAGGAAAGTCAGATGGATAACAAAGCGATTGAGATCGTGAAGCAGTATATCGAGGAGCATCTGGATAAGAGTGACCCCACGCCGACCTTTGAGGTGTACACGGTTTGGAAGGCCAAGGTGTTGCAGAACTGGAAGTACCTGCTGTCCTCCACTCTGTTCGACGGCATGTACTACGAGCTCACCTACAACGGCGACAAGGAAGAGTGGTATCTCGACGCCTACAAGAAGTTCGAGAACCGCGTAGTCAAGTAATGAGTAATGGTTGAGAGGATCAGGCGACTGGTCCTCTCCCAATCAGAAGGAGGAATAATGAAGATCGTAAGTGTCCTCTCTGCGATTGGCTTCATCACCCTGGCCTGCGTAGAGCTGTACCGGTGGAACATACACGGCGCCCGGTACTGTGTGATCATGGCCATGCTGTGGTGCATCTACATGAAGCTGCTCTGCCTGGAGGATAAGTGATGAGTCTTGATAAAGCTATCGAACACGGCAAAGAAAAGCGCCGGCCGTACAGAGGTAGCAAAGCAATAGACCCAAGCTGTCGAAACCACGGAAGTTGCAGGTGGTGTGAAAGAAACAGAACGCACAAGATGTGGGACAAGCACCCGCGAGAGGAGGGCGAGTGATGCAAAAGAAAAGCTATGAGCACGAGAATTTGAAGTGCCCATTATGTGGAAAGCCGCTCCGCCTGTCTGTGTATATGCGGACTTACGGCCCCTCAGAAACACCTATCGACGAGCATGCCTTTGGGGAGATGCGGTTCTGTGTGTACTGCCGTAACTGTTATTTGGGGCAGGACACGTCGCTTCGATTCCAAGAGCAGCCGCCGAAGGACGAAGACGAAGTGATGGAAGAAATGACCAAGTGGGCTGAGAAGCGCGAGCATGACTGGGCCCGGCTGTGTAAGGCTGTAGTTTATGACGGAAACGGAGGCATGAAATGGAAGACCTGAGAGATGACCCGATCATTGAGTCCATGATCAACACCGGGTATCCCTGGTGGATGCTCGATGACGAATACAAAGAGGAGGAAAACTCATGAGCGTATCTGCGATTGTAATCATCATCCTGGCGGCCCTGCTGTTCCTGTCGGTGATCTGCAATGTGTTCCAGATCATCCACAACCTGAGCTTGCAGGAGGAGCTGGACACCTTTACCTACGGCCTCGACCCCGTGTATCTGGTGGAGGGTCCGAGAGAGGAGAGCTGAGTATGAGTGAGAAACAGGAGAAGCGCCGCCGCTTTGAGCAGCGCATGGAGTACCACGCCGAGCTGAAGGCGTGGCTGATGAAGGAGCCGCCCATGTGGAGGATCTTCGAGTGGTGGCGCTGGAAGAAGACCCGTCCTGTGATGGAACGTCTCGCCCGCTACCTGAATGAACGGGAGGACTTCTGATGACTGTCTATGTTTGTGATCGTTGCGGAAAGCGGATTCCCCTCCAGGATGCACCGAAGATCGTAACCCTTGAAGTGATTGGGTACGCGGGCTGGAAGGACCGCCGCGACGTCTGTGACGACTGTTTCAATTGGTTCAAGGATCAGCTTCAGTATAAGGAGGAAGACAATGGGAACACCGCTGAAAGATGAGACCGGCAATCGCTACGGTATGCTGACTGTCCTGCGCCGATACGACACCTCTGACCCGAGCAGCGTTGGCGCCTACTGGCTGTGCCGCTGTGACTGCGGTACGGAGGTTGCCGTCCAGGGCACGAAGCTGCGGAACGGAAACACCAGAAGCTGCGGGTGTCTGGCTCAGATGAGCAAGGAGGAGCGCGAGCGCCTTGGCTTCCCCACTTATGGGTCCATCGCGAGGGATCGTAGGCAGGAGAAGAGAAAGAGGAAAGAGATCATGAAGAAGGAAATGGACCCGGCGATCAAGGTCTTGTATCTACAGCTCGATGCCATGACCGGCCGTCGCCGTGCTGTACAGGAGCTGGCGGACAAGATGGATGCCGACATCAAAGAGTTGCAGGGCATGATCAAAGAAGCGGAGGCGAGGCCCCGTGTATGAGTGTTTTCATTGCGGCTGTCGCTCAGTGATCTGGGACTCGGACTTCACCTTCGAGGACTGCGGATACGACGGTGAAGGTCTGGTCCAGTTCTGTCACTGCGAGAACTGCGGTGCCGAGATCGAATACAGAATCTCGTTTGAGGAGGAAGAGGAATGACCAGAGGAGAATCAATGCGGGCCGCCAGGAAGAAAGCGGGCTGGCTCCTGAATGATCTGGCGGATGCTGCTGGTGTCGGACACGGAACCCTGAGCCTGTTGGAGCACGACCGCCATGCCGGATCGATCTCCACGATTGAGCTGCTGGCTGATGTCCTCGGTCTCAGCATCGACGAGTATATCGGGCGGGAGGTGCCGTCCAATGGCTGAGCAGCTCTATGTCAAATACGAGGACGGCGAACCCGTGGCCTACGCCTACGGGGAAGAGTGGGTGGCGATGGCCCTGTACATGGACGACATCGGGTACCCCACGCCGCAGGAAGCGAAGCTGGCCTGGATCGCCGGTAAAGAAGGAGGAAAGCATGAAGCAACTGATCGAGGACCTGCGCCGGTACTCCAGGGTGAGCAGCCTTCCGATCTATCTCCGTCTGCTTCTTAATCAGGCGGCGGACGTTATAGAGGAGTTGACTCAGGATGGATGAGCCGAAGGTACGCCGTGTCCTGAGCGGCAGCTGGTCCTCGAACACCTGCGCCTTCTGCGCGTTCCATGGGAAATCTCTGACTCCGAATCAGATGAAGAGCCATCGCTGCCTCGGCAAACAGTGCACCGCTCTGATTCGGCATGAGCACCCGATCTGGCAGGAGCGAGAAAAGAAGAAGGCCGCGAGGAAGGCCAGGAAGAAGAGGCTGGAGGAAACCTATCAGAGATCAACAGGAGGTGAGGCCCATGCAGTACATACCGAGAAAGCATCAGCAGATCGCGGCGGAGTTTCTGGCCTCGCATAATCGCTGCTGCCTGTTCTTGGACATGGGCCTCGGCAAGACCGTCATAACCCTGACCCATTTGTGCAATTTGCTGAATGACTTCAGCATCTTCAAGGCTTTGGTTATTGCGCCGAAGCGAGTCGCTGAGGATACCTGGAGCCGCGAGGCAGCGAAGTGGGATCACCTTCAGCACCTCAGGATCTCCAAGATCCTCGGGGACAAGGAGACCCGGCTGGCCGCGCTCGATGAGGACGCCGATGTCTACATTATAAATAGGGAGAACGTGCCCTGGTTGGTGGAGACCTGTGGTGCAAAGTGGGACTTCGACTGCATTGTGATCGATGAGCTGTCCTCCTTCAAGTCCGCGCAGGCGAAGCGGTGGCGGGCGCTCCGGCGAGTGGCCAAGCTCGCCACCCACGTCATCGGTCTGACCGGCACCCCGGCGCCCAATGGCTACATGGACCTGTGGCCTGAGCTCTTCCTCATCGACGGGGGCGCGGCTTTGGGTAAAACCTTGGGTGCCTACCGGCAGACCTACTTCTACCCCGGGGCGCATAAGGGCCATATCGTCTATGACTGGAAGATGAAGCGGGGGTCCAGGGAGCAGATCGATCAGCGCATCTCCTCCTTCTGCCTGTCCATGAGCAAAGACGACTGGTTGCAATTACCACCCATCATTTACAACGAAGTCCCTGTTCGGATGACTGAGACGGAGCGCCGGTCCTACGATCAGTTCGTACAGGACTCTGTGCTTCCTCTGCTGGGTGGGGAGCTCTCGACAATTCAGGATTCTGATTCCGCGATTGTCGGAAGCACCGCGGCGACAGCTCTGGGCAAGATGTTGCAGCTGGCCAACGGCGCCTGCTACGACGACACCGGCGGGGTGTTCTCCCTCCATGCTCATAAGATCGAGGCGCTGGAGGATCTGGTGGAAGCAGCGAATGGTCAGCCGATCCTGGTGTTCTACTCTTATAAGCACGACCTCTATCGGTTGCAGGTGGCGTTCCCGTCAGGGAAAGAACTCAAGACCTCTGACGACATCACGGCGTGGAACAATGGGGAGATCCCGATCCTGTTCTGCCACCCGGCGGCAACTGGCCACGGTCTGAACCTGCAGGAGGGTGGCCACATCATCGTGTGGTTCGGTCTACCCTGGAGTCTGGAGCTGTATCAGCAAGCCAACGCCCGGCTGCATCGCCAGGGGCAGGAGAAAAGTGTGATCGTACACCACATAATCTGTGAGAAAACCGTGGACGAGAAGGTCCTGGCCACCCTGCAGAAGAAGGACGCGACGCAGCGGGAACTGCTGGACGCGCTGAAAGGATACCTGAATGCGAATTGATAGAGTCTATACGGATGATCCTGTGCGTCAGTTCCTGATGTCCGTGGCCGAGTCGAGGATCGAAGCGAAGCGGCTCCGACTCAGGACACAGAGACTGGAAGCGCAGGCAACGAAGCTGACGGCCTCACTCACCGGTATGCCGCGAGGTGGTGGCGACAGCGGAAACCTGCTCGCGTCCCTCGTCGATATGCGGGAGGACAGTATCCGCGCGACGGTTCGAGCCGAGGCGCAGGAGCAGAAGGTGACGGATTTTATAAACCGTCTGGAGAATCCGGTGAGTCGGATGATCCTGAAGCTGCGGTACTGCGACTGCCTGGATTGGCTGCCGAGGCCGAGGCGCCGCTCTGTTCTGACAGAGCTGCAGAAGGTCGGCCAGTACTACTCGGAGCGCAGTCTCTACCGCCTTCACGGCGAGGCCTTGAATGAGGCCAGGAAATTATATAACGAGGAGAATAATAATGACAAGAATAGAGATTCTTGACAGAGCGAAAACCTGTGTGGCCGGAGATCGAGAGCAGGACTACGGCTCCCCTGAGTCTAACTTCGCCAGGATCGCTGAGTTCTGGGCCACCTATCTAAACTACGACATTACCGCCAAGGATGTGGCGGCGATGCTGGCGTTATTGAAGATCGCACGGATCGCGTCCGGCCATGCGAAGGACGACAACTGGGTGGACCTCGCCGGATACGCTGCCTGCGGTGGGGAGATAGAGACTGAGGACTGGGTGAAGGAGACGTGAAAGACTGCAGGCACTCCGATTGTCTGTATCGGTCGGTCAATTGCGACTGCTGTGTCTACATCCTCATCATGGGGACACGACGTCCTGGTCCGGCAAAGAACTGCCCAGTTTACGAGCCAAGTGAGAGACGGCGCGGGTATCTCAAAAACAGGAAAAGCCTGACGAAGCAGGAGCAGGAGGACGAGCTGTTTGACTGCTACTTCGTCGGTATGCCGGACAAACAAATCGCAGAAGAGGTCGGAGTCTCGGTTCGGCGCGTGGTGAGTTGGCGCCGGGATAATCAGCTGCCAGCAAATGTAAGGAGATTGGAAGATGAATTTGACGATAACGGTCTTCCCGAACAGGAAGACACCGAAGGGCAAAGAACAGAACCTGACATGGGAGGAACTGGTTGATCGTCTGAGTGGGCCCATCGTTACCTCTGAGTCTCTCGACGAGTACAAGGCCATGACCAACGAAGAGCGGACCGAGATCAAAGACGTCGGCGGATATGTCGGCGGTGCCTTCGTCGATGCCAAGCGTTCCAAGGATGGGCTGAAGTTCCGCTCCCTCCTGGTGATCGACGCGGACCACGCCACCGGTCACGACGTGGAGGACTTCGAGCTTTTCTATGATGCGGTCTTCTTCTGCCACACCACTCACTCCTCCACGCCGGAGAACCCTCGCCTTCGGTGGATCTTCCCCCTCTCCCGTCCTGTCACACCGGAGGAGTACAGGGAGCTGGCCACCATCGTCTCCACCTGGATTGGTGCTGATTCGATTGACGAGACCACCGACCAGCCGGAGCGTCTGATGTTCTGGCCCTCGACCCCCAGTGATGCAGAGTATTACTGTGAGACCGGCGGCACTGAGGTGCTGAACCCTGACGACTATCTGGATGCCGAGGACTACGAGCCGACCATATCCGCGCCGCCAAAGTCGGAGCCCAGCCCAGTCACTTTGGATGGCACTTTGGTTGTTGGCGAAGGCCAGCGCAACAGAACGGTCTTTGGTTTTGCCGCCTCCCTCCGCAGTCAGGGCCTGGACCGCGACGGCATCAGGGCCATCGTAGAGGAGTACAATGACCGCTATTGTACCACCCCGCTTCCGCCGGCTGAGCTGGACACGATTGTCCGTTCCGTCTGCTCCAGATACCAACCCGGCGAGGCGATCCACCCCTCTCTCCGTGACGCCTGGGACGACTTCAACGACCTGGGCGAGTGGAAGGACGAAGAGAAGCAGCCGGTCAGCATGACGATGGAGTCAGCCGCCTCTCTGAACAGCCGGTATGTCGCGCCGCCGAAGTACATAGTCCCCGGCCTTCTGGCCAACGGGCTGAACATCATTGCCTCCCCTCCGAAGTTCGGCAAGTCGTGGATGATGATGGACCTGGCTATCTCCGTGGCGACGGGGACAGAGTTTCTCGGCATGCCGGTGGAACAGACCGGCGTGATCTACCTCGCACTGGAAGACGGCGACCACCGACTGAAGGACCGTATGCTGAAGGTCGCGGGCGGGCGGGAGATCCCGGACTGCCTCTTCTTCGTCGAGTCCGCCCCCACTCTTGGCGACGATCTGCTGCGGCAGCTGGACGCGATCATTGAGTCGGCGCCGTGCAGGATTGGGCTGCTGATCATCGATACGCTGCAGAAGGTCCGTGGTGTGGCTGGGAAGACTGAGGGTGTGTACGGTTACGACTATCGAGAGCTGGGCAAGTTCAAGCAGTTTGTGGACGAGAAGGGGCTCTGCGGAACCTTTGTCCACCACCTGAATAAAGGCGGTGACGACAGTGACTTTGTCTCTCGACTCAATGGTTCGACCGGCGTCTCCGGCGCGGCTGATACAATTATTACCCTGACCAGAGCCAAGCGCGGAGACGATACTACGAAGATGTCCATCACCGGGCGCGATGTCACAGAACGCACACTGGTGATTCAAATGGACTGGTCGAATTACCGGTGGATCTGTCTTGGCGATGAGAGAGACGTGGAGCGCGACGCCGATGAGTACGCCTTTCAGAACGATCCGGTTGTGAAGACGATCCTCTATCATCTGGATGAGGCTGAGGAGCTCCTGGACCCCACACAGGATGTGGACCAGGTGGAGTGGGTCTGTACCTCTTCTCAGCTTCTGGACGCTGTAGAGGCGCTCTACGGGCCGCAGGAGGGCGGTACATCCAACGCCGTGGGTATGAAAGTGAAGAAGTACCAGGACAAGCTCGCGTCGTCCTATGGGATCAGCTACGAGTACAGGAGGAGAACCAATAAACGGGAGCATGTGTTCACCAGAGAACTGATATAAAAAAAAATCAGCAGCCCTCTTTCGTGGCAATTAACTATTGACACCGGCCACGATTTGTGTTACCATCTAATCGTGGCCACGAAAGAGGGCTGCTGACTTGACAAGATCTTGTTGCTGTGGTATTTCTGAGATAGACCTTCTTGGATGCTGCGGTGGCAGAAAAGGAGGAACAATGAAAAAGTATCCCTATACCGTTACCCTCACTCTGCCGGATGGGCGCCGGAAATACTATCGCGGTGAGACGAAGAAGGAGGCAGAAGCCAAAAGAGATAAGGACAAGGCCCTTCTGGGCGGCGGCATTAACATTGCGGACAACACCACGTTTCAGCAGCTGGCTGAGACCTGGTATGTTCTGACCAAAGAGGACCAGCTACACAAGAAGTCAAAAGAAACCGTGAAGGGGATTCTGACCGGGCACATTTACCCTATGCTGGGAAATAAGAAGGTGCGCGACATCAAGCCGGCAGACATTTTTGCGTTGATGAAGTCTGTGTCCGGCTATTCTTTTTCCCTACAGAAAAAGGTCCTGCAATACACAAAATCGGTGTTTACTTTCGCGATGGACAATGACCTGGTCCTCAAGAGCCCGGTGATCTCTACGATTAAAGCGGGCGGGGAAAAGCCAGAGGAAGAGCAGGCATTGACCGACGCGCAATGCACAGCGCTCCTGGATGCGGTCCGCGGAACCAGAGCTTTCCTCTTCGTCGAGCTGCTGCTGTATACCGGGCTGCGGAGAGGTGAGGCGCTCGGCCTGATGTGGAGCGACATCGATTTTCAAAAGGCAGAGCTGCACGTCTGTAGGAGCATTGTGTTCACTAAAGAAAAACAGGCGGGTGAGATCAATCCCGACCTGAAGACCTCCAACGCCCGGCGTGACGTGCCGATTGTTCCGCAGCTACTGGAGGACCTAAGGGCCGCGAAGGCAGAGAGCAAATCTCTCTATGTCTTCCCCAAGGCGAACGGCAGCTTCATGTCTTTGTCATCGTTTGAGTCTCTCTGGGGTATTGTGCAGCGGAGGACCGCGCAGAATAAATCCGGGCGGGTGCCTCATTCTCTCGATTTTACTGTTCATCCCCATCAGCTTCGCCACACCTGCATCACCCGTTGGCTTGAGAACGGCATGGACTTAAAGGAGGCTCAGTACCTCGCGGGTCACTCCTCAGCGGACATCACGATGAATGTTTACGCCCATTATCGGAAGGCACAGCTTCTGTCCGAGACCGCCGCAAAGATGGCTGCGTGTCAGCTTTGACCACCATGTTGCACCCGCGTTGCACACCGTGGCAACGGCCCGCCGTGAAAGCCGCGCGACATAAGGGCTTCCGCTTTTCTTAATAATCAGCAGCAAGAGCAGATCCTATCGATCCGCTTTTGACGTAGTTTGGTTCACATTATTAAGAGAATCAAGCCAAATCGATAACTATTTTGTGGGAAAACTTTTACACCATGTTGCACCCCGGAAACATATTTCCGATACCCGGAAATGCTTTTCCGATTATTGTGTTGCACCCACGTTGCACGAAAAATAAACAACAGCCACCGCAGCAAAAAAGAATTGCCCCCTGATGAGCTCATCACTCATCAGGGGGCTTTGGTTTTATCCTCGATTCAGGAGGGAATAGAGATCGACAGGCTGCTCGGGAACATCGGAGTCATCTTCGAGGACGGAGGTGTACCCTTCTGCTCTCAGCTCATCGCCGAGCTGCATCCTCGCCGCCTTGTTGAGATCCGTCTGCATGTCGGAGATCATGCTTGCCCGGGTAGCTACATCTGCGCCGAGGAACTTCGGGCTGTAGATCAGCTCGTTGTATGCCGGCCAGAACATACCATTGTAGATCTCGCGTTCTCTGGCGATCTGTTCGTCGGTCAAGATGAACTTGTACTTCTTTTTCTTGTAGTCAGTCATCTTCCGCTCGGTGTTGTTTCGCTCCGACATGATCAGTTTGCCCTGCTCCTCCGGGGTCAGCCACGCCATGGACTCGATCAGCTGGTAGCTGGACAGGCCAGTGTTCTGCGCCTTGATCGTGTGGAACACCGCGGCGGTCTCCAGGTTATCCTGGTCAACCGCGCGTTCGACCCATGCGGTCCCCTTGTAATTCGGGGCCACTTCCTTCTTGCCTATGATCGTCGCGGCTTCCAGAAGCTGCTTCACCGTGTCGGCCTTCTGAGCGTCGTTCATCGAACCGTAGACCGGATCGTCGATGAGTTCACCGATGAGCTTGAACGCGGTCTGCCCGGTCGTGGTCTTGTACTTCTCGTACTGCTTGGCGGTCAGGTCAAGCCGCTCGCCTTCAACCTGGAAGTACTTGGCCACGGTGGACGGCAGCACGGAGTTGTCTCCGGTCGCGTCATACAGCCGCATGAGCTCGGTGTCAACGGGGGTTTCCTTGATCTTATTGCCGTAGCCAGGAGAGGCGAAGTTCTCGAACGCCCGCCACAGTGCGGACGAGCTCGTGTCCTTCCGGCCCCAGACATCGACGTAGGCCATCTTCTCTTTGGCGAGACGCGGGATCTTACTCTGGATTCCCTGCAGAGTACGCTGCAGCAGGGCCGGACCTTCGATGTTCTTGTCCACGTAGGTGGAGCGACGAACCGGGTCAAAGGTTCTGGCGACCTGGCCACCGAACGTCGGGGCTCCCTGCGACACGTAGCTCGCCATGACGTTGGAGAGGACCGCCCAGAGCGGGCTGTTCTGATCAGACTTAACCGCGGCCAGCGTACTGTTGATACCGTCCAGCATGGACAGGGACATCATCGGCTCCATGAGCAGCGTCATGGCGTTGCAGAAGTCCCAGAAGGAACCTTCGCCGTCGCCGGCCATCTGTTTGTGCGCTTCGACACCAACGAAGAAAGGCAGTGCAACAGGCGCCGCCCAGTCGATGGTGTAGCTGTTGTCGCCGATCTCGAGCGAGTAGCTCTGGTGGCCCTGCGCTTCCTCGAGATCCTGCTTCTTCTCGTCGTCGTCATCGGCACCGCGTGCCAGGCCCATAGAAGCGAGGATGTAGCCGAGGAGCGCCACGCCGGTACCGGTGAGACCAGAGGCCATCTCATCAATCGCCTGCGCTGCGGAGATGTCACCGCGCCTGACCTTGAACAAGGCATCATAGACGCCGTGCGCCAGGCCGACGGGGCTGTACTCGACACCGCGTTTGAGAATGTTGATCGGGGTCTTTGTGAACGGCAGCAAACCATCGAGGAACATACCCAGTACGGGGACCTTACGAAGTCCGTTCAGTGCGGTGGCCAGTCTGCTGAAGTCACGGTAGGTCGCCTTCTGCGCTTCGAGCGCCGCATACTGTCTGGCTTCGTTCAGCGTTGCGCCGCCGTCGGGGCCGGTCAACTGCTCGGCCGTAAGACCGCGAGCGGCAACGAACTGGGTGAAGGCGTCGATGTAGGCGGCCTGCAGGAAGACGATGTCTTCCTTATTCAGCAGGAAGTCATTCAGCTTTCTCAGCGTTTCAGCAGCCTGGCCAATGATCGGGGTCTTGAAGATCGTCCGCGCTTCCATGATCTCGTTCAGTGGATTCATCTTGCCGCCGGTGGTGATGTAGGGCTCCATGTTTTTGAAGTCCTGCTTGGCGTACTCCCTGACGTCGGCGTACTTCGCGCTGTGCAGTTTGGCTCCGACGCTCTTCGTTCTCTCGCTCGGATCGATGAACTGTTCACCTGCGGCGGCGAGCATATCCTTGACAAAGCGGACCGGAACAAAGATCGCGTTGCCGGTCAAGTTGCGGACGTGGGTTCTCGGGTTGCCCAGCATGGCGAGGTATCTCCACGCGTCCCACTTATCCTTCAGCGTGACCGGGAGCTGATCAGCGATACTCTTGATCAGGACCTTCATGTTGTCTTCCATCTCCTTCTGCGTGTTGGAGAGGACGACAGCTTCCGCCAGCTTCTGGTCAATGGTAATGGGCTGGAACGATCCTTTCGCGATTCGACCGGCGTTCTCTTTGTTGATACGGTCGACAGCTTTCTGGACGTAGTACAGCTGACCAATCGGGCCCATGTCTTTCAGCATCCGGACCGCCTGCACAACCTGACCGGCCTGAGTAGCCATAGCGGCGAGATCGGCCAGCACCTTCATGGCGACCGCTGCATCGTTGTTTCGGGAGGCCTCGATCAGCAGGCGCTCACCAAAGGCGATGTCGTACTTGGTAGGCTGATTGTTCGTGCTCGCACGGTTCTCGTTCCACTCTTTGATGGCCTTCTTATAACCGAGGTCGCTGTACGCCTTGTCGCTCTCTTTGTTGGCCATCTTATCGGTGATGCGCGTATAGGTCAGGAGCTCATTCAGTACAGCCTGGTCAATCTGGTCGGCGAAGTACTCGGGGATACCAGCGGCCTCAGCAGCAGTCCGAGCGGTGCGCCGGACGAACTGGGTATCGGAGGTGCGCTCGGGGTAGCTCTTATCCCGGGCGGCCTTCTCACCCTTTTGCAGCAGCCCGTACTTTTTGATCAGACTATCCAGCTGGTTCTGCGCGATTTCCTTCTGCTTGCTGTTGACCGGGAAGAGCGTGTCGTGAGGCAGCGCCGGCGGGACTTCCTTCTGGTGCTCGATACTCTGGTTCCGCTTCTCGATCAGACCGTTGATGTAGTCTTCCAGGGCGTCGGGGTTGTCGGCCTTGTTCATCATGTCGAGCATCTGCTGCTCGGCGGATCCTTCAGGGAAGGGGTTCTTCTTATCCGGCGCGACGGAGAAGCGATCATAGCCGTTTTGAGTCCTCTGCATGAAGTCCTCATACGTTTCTTCCACCCTGTAAAGATCATAGGAGGACATCAGCTTATCGAAAGCCGCGCTGACAGAGTCATAGGCATTTGTTGTATCGATACCAAACAGCTTCTTTACGGCGTCGAGGATTCTCTGCCACAGCGTTTTCTTCTTCAGCGCCTCTCGGAATTCCGGATTAGAAAGCTCCGCAAGCATCTCATAGACGTTTTTGGTTCCGTACATTGGCTTACCATTAGCGTCCAAGAATAAGGGATCGTATTTGATCTGATCGTAGATATCATCGAGAGTGTAAACCGCCTGAATAATATTTTGCGGCAGGGTGTTATAGGCTTCGCGGAGGCTGTAACTGGCGTAGTTACCGACATTGTCGTGGGCGTGCACAAGATCAATAGCGTAGGACGAGTATTTATGAATCAGCTCATGCAGAATCGTCTTAGCTTTTCTCGCGTCGGATACTCTTGGGTCATTGAAATAATTGGTATCGTATCGGATTTTTGTGCCCCACTGCTTGCCGTTGGCGTCGCTAATTGACCGGAATTTGAACGGCGCCGGAATAAACCCACGCTGCTCCAGCTCTTCGGCCCAATCAAAAATCTTCTGCGCAAGGGCCGCATTCTCCGGATCGTCATTCAGCTGCTCAAACATGGAGCGGATGTCGGATAGGGTATAGGTCTTTCGTGCGCTTACGTTTAGATTATGGCCGATGCCCCTTTCGTTGGCGATCTGGTCCGAGCGGGCCTTGACAATTTTTTTGAAGGCGTTGATCTCTTTCTGGGATCTTTTTCTAACGTCCGGGAGGTAATGCAGGACTAAGTACTGACTTAACAGGTTGAGATTCTTTTCGTCAACGTTGCGGAGCATAAACTTAAGAAGTTTTTTACCGTTCTCTCCGCTGTTCATCAGATCGATGACGTTGGTGAACCCTTCTTTGTACCAGCTTAAGCCAGTGATGTCATGGATGAACCACTTTCTGTCCGGTCTCGCTTGGATCTCTTCGATCTTATCAAGCGCTTCGGTGATCGCTGCATCGGCGTCCGTCATGTCACCTCCGCTCAGGCCCCAGCGTTTCTCCATCTCAGGAGTGTACTCGATGGAACGATCCTTGACGGCCTTACGCCAGTCTGCCTCAGAGGTGTAGGGCGCTTCGAAGACTTCCTGATTCTCTGCGATGGAGAATCTCGGCTGGCCGTCGTGCGGCAGACCATATTCATCCAGCTGCTTATTCCACGCCGCAAGGCTGCCGCCCTTAGACGGTTCCTTGAGGGCGTTCAGCCACTGCTTGCTCCAGTTCCAGCTTTCGGCGAAACCGGGATGCCGGTCCCCGACCCACTGCCACTTGTGGTGCCAGATTTGACCGAAGGACTTGATCTTAGAGATATCACCATTAGCCTCGACGTTGACCTGTTTGCCGACGACCGGCTCCCTTGCCGTGTCGAAGTCAGGGGCCTCTTGGAACTGAATCTGGCCGGTCTTGGGCTGGTAATTGAGACAGTTGTACTCGAAGCCCGGGTACGTATCCTGCAGTTTTTTCTGCGCCTTTTCGAGCGCCTCGCCGAATTCCGGGTTCGCCTGAACCGCGCTGTCAACGTAGTCCTTGTGGATGTACAGTCGGTCACCGATAACCTTGCCAATCGGATAGGTGACTCCGTTCAACGTACCGCCGCGCTTGATCGGGGATCCGTTCCGTGTCTTCAGCTGGCCGCCAACAGTATTCTGCCGATTATTATAATCGACGTTCTTTTCCTGCTGCTCGTCGGACAGGGAGAAGCGTTCGCTGGGCGGCTGTTTCCTGCCCTGTTCTTCGACGGTCTCACCGTTCATGTTAACCCAGAGGGTCTGCATGCCGATGCTCTTTTTGTCGATGGGCTTCACGTTGGAGAAACTAAACCCTTCAGTACCCGTCTGGTTGAGGACGTCCCGAACAAAACCTCTCAGCTCCTCAGGGTAAAAAGCCTTCTGGATGTTGCCAGCCATGTTGGCGCCGGCGCGGACGAACACCTCTTCACCGATTCTGCCGGCCCGGTTGTCCCGACGGAGGATCGTGCTCGGACGTTTTTCGTTGGGCAGGTTCGGGTCAAGATCGGTATAGAACGGATAATTATCGCTCTGGATGTTGTCGGGTTTGAAGGTGTTGATGAAGATGTGGCCGTCCGGTTTAACAAACTTACCAAGGGCGGCAATGATCTCAGCGCGGGCATCCTGAGCCATGACGTTGATAACAGCATTACTGATAACAACGTCAAAAGGCTCTTCAGTTCCATTCTGAAGGGCCTTCATTAGATCGCCATATTGACGGTAGTACGGGACATAAGACCCATCGGGAGGCGGGAAGGGCTCAAGGTCAACGACGTTCTCGCTCTTGAACCCCATCTTAAGGAGGTCCTTCACGCCGTAGCCCATGCCGCTGGACGCGTCCAGGATGCGAAGGTTGTGAGCTCTTTCTTTTCCAAATGCCTCTTCGAGGATTCGCCCGACTTTCCCATACGTAGCTCGGGTGTTTTCACGCTGGGTCGGGTTACCCTTCTCGACCTTCTCTTCCGTCCGCTCAGGAGGTAGCTTGCGATCAGCACCCTCCGGGAGATCAGCCGGCTGCTGCTGGCGTTCGCCTTTTGTCTTGGACATGTCGTCGTGGGGATTGTCGAAGATGTGGAAGCCCAAACCATTCTCACGGTCCTTCAGGTAGTCCGTGTTCATCAGGTTGCCGGCCTCATCAAACTCCACTTCCCACGAGCTGTCGCCGGGGTGAATGTAGAAGATGTCGTTATTATTGGCGCTTCGGATGGGGTCTTCTCTATTCTCGGAGTCGAAGACAGGATCGCTTATGGCGACGGAGTACCAAACAGACGGTTTGCTCTGTTCTTCAACGACTTCCGATTCCGGCTCCGCAGTCTGGTCCGCTTCACGAAGTGCGGACTGGGCCTTCATGACCTTCTCGCGGAAGCCCTTCTTCACGCGGGTCCGGTCGAGAGCATTTCTCTCCACCACATCCGCGCTGCCGCGCATGGCCTCGATCCGCTTGATCGAATCGGACACAATGTTGTCGCGCTTCGCAAGATCCTCCGGATTGCGGGTGGCGTCATACTGCTTGGACATCTCACCGTTCTTGAACTGCGCCTTACCGGTCTCCGGGTTCAGATCACCGATGTCGATATTGGTCATGTTGATCTGCTGCTGCGGACGATACTTGCCATAGCCGATCCAGTTGCCCTTCTCGTCGTAGACGTTCTCGTACATGGAGCGGTCGATCAGCAGCTTCCAGTAGCCCTTGTCCTGCGTGAAGTCGCCGAAGCCGGTCTTCTGGTACTTGGAGTTGATACCGCTGAAACGGGGAATCACACCAATAGACGCGCAGTACTCCTGGAAGACACGACCGTTCTCATCAGCGTGAGCGTAGTCGCCGTCTTTGATCCAGTACTCGTAGGGGAAGATTTGCTCCGCCTGTTCCTTGGCCAGGTTGTTGTAGAAGGCCGGGTCCGTCGTATCAACATAGAACATGTTGTACAGCTTCTGCAGGTGCTTGTTCTTCGCCAGCCGTGCCTTCTGCTCGGCGGACAGACCTTCCTGCGCCTTGCCCAGCTCGGCCAGACGGTCAGCCAGCGCGGTCTTCTCTTCCTGAGACGTGGCGTTCTCCCAGGCCTTGAGCGTTTCTTTCTGCTCTTCGGTCAGGAATTTGCCCATAATAATATCCATGCGGAGATCCCACATGGCTTGAAGTTCAGGATGTTTTTCTGCGCGGTCCTTGATCGCCCGGTCGCTCTGAACACTGGTGTAGTCCTGCGCCTTTGTTACGTCAAGGTGTTCGCCGATCAAGTCCATCAGCCCCTGGATCTGATGCACCGACTGGCCGGACCCGTGGAACGGAATGACGAAAGTAACCTCATCGCCTTCCAGGGCGAGCCGGATATTCGTGTCGTTAATGCCAACCAGGATCAGCTGGACGTTATCGTACTCCTGGCTCTTCTTGATCGCCGCATCGGCGTTGATGCCGGTGATGTCGGAGAAGATCAGACGCTGCTTCTTCTCACCAGTCTTGGGGTCGATGTACTCTTCGTAGCCATCGCCCAGAGGCATGACGCTCAGGTTACAGTCAGCGCCGGTGCTGGCCAGGAAGTCCACGGCCTCGATGACCTTGGTGTAGAGCTGCACGTTTGCGCCGAGCGCCTGCATCTCGAGGAAGGTCATCAGGTAGTCGGAGCCAAACTCGTAGCGGAAGTCGGAGGTGGACTGGTAACGCATGCCGCCGATCAGGTTCTGCTGACGCTGCTTCTTACGAGCGGTCTTCAGAGTCTTCTGCTGGGTTTTAGTGTCGCCGGTCAGGAACTCATTATGAGGACGATTCTGCCAGGCTTCTTCAGCGACTTCCCTCGTGGCGTTGTTCTTCTGCATGTAGTCCTGAACGAAGGAGTCATGCTGGTTCTCGTCCAGTTCCACACGGATGTTCTTCACGTCCGTCGCAACACCCTGGATGGTCTCGCCGACACGCGCATCGGAATAAGGGGCGATGGCCTTGCCGGCCGCGCAGCCCTTACCGGTACGGAAAGCCCAGCTCAGCGGGTAGTCCTTCGCAAACTCGGCGCCTTTGTTCAGGTCGAACAGGATGTCCTGTGGCACAGGTTTGAAGTTCGGGTTGCGTTTCCAGTTGCCGACAGACTCGCCGTCCTCGTTGACCTGAGAAGAGTCAGAGATCATCATGGTCTTGGCCAGCCACTGGTACTCCTCATAGGGCTCGATGTCGGCCTCAGCGGCTTGCATCTTAGCCTCGGCCTCGGCCAGCGCTTTCTCACTCTTGACGTTATAGCGCAGCTGCCGGATCATCTCGCCGTATCTCTTCGCCATTGCGGGAGTCGCTTTTTCCTTGGCCTTCTCCAGCTCGGCAATCGTGGCCAGCGCCTGCTGATGAGCGTTCAGCGTCTCGATAGCGGCAGCGGCCTTGCTATTCGGGCCACTCTTCATATCGGAGATGACTTTGCCTATAAGCATGTGATCTCTGGTATGCGGCGCGTCCTTGTCGAAGTAGGTGCTCTTCGGATTCTTCTTGGCATACTCCCATGCCTTATCCTCGATCCGGGTCATGAACGCCACGATGTCTTCCTCGCTCATGTCACCGTACTTTACCTGGAAACGGTTCATCTGATCGAGGAGACCGCCGATGCCCATCCACCGAGAGAAGACGTAGCAGACGGGGCACGGCGTGGCCAGGCCCTTCTTGCCGACTTCTTCGTAAACGATCTCAACTTCGCGCCGAGTCAGGCCACGACCCAGCTTCTTCATGGTTTCGCTCATCGCGTCCACGATGGCCATGGTCTTCTTGCAGATGGTGCTGAAGTCGATGGTCTTATTGTACTGCTTGTCGCTGTTGGCCTTGACCGCGGAGAACATCTGAGAACCGACAAGCTCCCACACCAATGCGGCGTCGTCATAATCGACGATCAGGTTCATCGCACTGGCCAGCATGTCGCGCTGCTGGGCGGCTTCGTCTGCGTCGATGTTGCCGTTATCCACGGCGAGCTGCACGATATTGCCGAGCGGCGTATCGATCATCATCTCACCGGTGACATGCTCCACGCGCTTGCCGGTCTTCTTATCGATCAGTTCGTAGGGCTGACCCTGAGAATTCAGACGCAGCTCGAAGTTGGCGCCCTGGGCCATGCTGGTCAGAGACAGCAGCTCCATGTTATCATGCATGGCTTTTTCGCCGGGGAACGGACGAGTCTCAGGAGGCTTGCTTCGATCAACGTCTCCTCGGAACGGATCGTTCAGGCTGAACTGCTCATCGAAGCTGAAGCCGCCTTCCTCACCGAAGAACTTCTCGCGGAGACCGGACTGCTGCACATACATCTCAGCCTGGGACTGGTAGCTGCCGGCGTCCGCGCCATAGTTGTTCATGCCAGCGTACATATCCGCCAGCATCTCTTCCATGACGTGAGCGGCAAAGACATCGCCGGTCAAGCCAGTGTACGCTTTTGCATAGACATCAGCATAGGCTTTGTACATCGCGTCAAACGCCGCGGTGTTATCGCCAAAGATATCCTGAAGCGCCTGTTTGACGAAGGCCGCTCTTTCAGAGTCCTGCATCGCGCTCAGCCACAGATGGATGCGCTCATGCAGAGCGACGCGGAGAGGACTGGCGTAGGGGTTATCCCAGCGGATGACCAGATTGCCATCGTCATCCACCAGCGCGTTGACCTCGTAGGTGACCGGGTTGCCGTCTTTATCCACACCCTGCCGGAGAATAGGTCCTTTGATGAGCTTGGTGGTCTTGAAGCCGGCATCCAGACAGCTACGCATAAACGCCCGCTGCTTGGAGTTGAACGCTTTGATTACTTGGTCTTCTGTGTACCCCCGCCGAAGATCTGCGCTCTGGCGATCCTCAGCGACTCGTCCACTTTGTTCTGTTCCTCCGGTGTCAGCGGTTCGTCCAGATTCAGCTGTCCGCTGAGTAGCTGCTGGAATTGGGTTTCGTCCAGCCAGATCGGGGTTCCGTCCTTCTTGTTTACCAGGTGTCGTGCCATTGTTTTCCTCCTCGCCGTTCAACGCGGCGCTCACTGTGCGGCTATTCTCCCAAGCCTTTTCGGCCTGCTCAAGAGTCGCACCGGGTTTCTGCATAAAACTATCGATGAACTGATCGTGGGTCATCTCCACGCCGGCCATCGAGACTGTACCGGAAGTGTTCGGCGGGATAGGCATACGCGCCCGGGCCGCTGCTTCAGCGCCCTCAGCCACAGCCGCCTGCTGCTCCTTGACCTTCGCCGCCTCAGTCGCCACGCCGTTCAGCGCGTCCATAACCGCGCCGATGGTAGCGTCTTCGGCCAGCTCCACGTTGGCAACACTGGACAGAACGGACCGGACTGCGGCGTTGCTAACGGATACCAGCTCGGCCTCGTCCTCAGTGATCGTTTCGCCGGCCATGACCTTCGCGATGACGTCGCCGATGCCCTGCGCTTCTTCCAGCTCAACGCCGAGACTGATCAGCTGCTGGGTTGCCGGATTGACGACGGTCTGATCCGGGTTGCTGGCGACCAGGGTGTCATAGGTTTTATCGCCTGTGACGTTTCTGGTGGTGGACTGTGCGGCTCTGGTGAGCGCGTTGTCCTGCTCCATGTCCAACGGATTGATGAGCTCCTGGAGGACCTGAGCGGCCTTGGGATCGCTCTTGATCTTGTTGAACGCTTCCTGACTCGGCGCCTGGCCCATAGCCCAGCGAGCGATGTCGGCGGCGAGGCTGGTATCAGCGCCAAGCTCCGCCAGTCGAGACGTTGCGCCGGCGATGAAGTTCTCTTCGGTCAGCGTATCCTTATTATAGTTCACCGTGTCGGGGTTCGTCAACCACTGAACGTCACCGCCTGACTTGGCGAAGTTGGCGAACATCTCACCAACGTTGACATCGTTCTTCTTCAGCTTGCCGTCCTTCATACCCTGCGCGAGCTCTTTGGCTTCGTCGTAGAGTTTCTTGGAGAGCTTGCCCGCCTTCTCGTCGATCTTGGTGTTGAGAATGGTGTCGATCAGCTTATCCGTAGACTCAAGGGTATTCAGGTGCTGGCCGAGCTCACGGTAGTTGAAGTCCGCATGGATCTCGCCGACAGTGGACATACCGCCAAGGAAGAACGCAGAGATCGCGCCGTAGATGTAGGACTCCAACATCTGCTGTGCGTCAAAGTCATCTTCAAAACCCTGTTTGACACGCTGGGCAATATTACCTTCACCGAACCACAGCCCGGTGCTGATAGCGTTCGCCACGTCAGTGAGAGCTTCTTCAGTACCTTCGCCGTGGAGACGAAGCAGAGTATTGACCGCGCCTCTTGCCCAGGGATTCGCGAGGTTCTTGACAAACCGCTTCGACACCTCGTCAAACGCCAGGCCGGGGATGTGGTTGATACCACCAAGGAGTTTCTCCATGGCGACTTCCAGCAGGGCGGCTGTTGCAGCGTGACCAGCGGTCTTACCGTCTTCGGCTCGACCGTTGAGGATGTCCTCAGAATAGGTCTTGCCATACACGTCGAGAGCCATCGTGCCAAGGCTCAACGCCGTGCCAATGACGGGGATAAAGCTCAGAAGAGTACGGTCGAGCTGGGACCCGGTAGTGACGACGGACTTATACAGACCGAGCATCAACTTGTTCTTGTCCAGATACTCTTGGTACAGCTGGCTCTTAACTGCATTCTGGGAAGTCGAGCCATAGGTGCTGCCGTTTACCGTCTGACGGATCTCAGAGTCACGAGCCTTGATCGTCTCCCAAAGGTCTCTCGCAACGTCCTCATCCTTATCGCTCGCCAGATAGACGTAGCCGAGCAGCTGCTTCTGGTAATCGGTGGCGTCCTCATCTGCGTCCTGTAACCAGTCGGAGCCAGGGAGCGTGGTGCTCATCTGGTCGAACGCCGCTTTGCCATACTGATCGAGATCAGCCTGATTGATACCGGTGAACTCACTTCTCAGGATGTTGTCAACGGAATCCTGCACGGTGAAGTCCCCGGCAAGAACATCATCGTCCAGTGCTTTCGCCTTGCCGGTAAGGACGTCGATACCTTTCTGAACGCCGTCACCAACAATAGCAGAGTTTGCTACCGCGCCAGCCGCCGCGCCACTTGCAGCGCTGAAGACCCTCTGGACTTTGCCGTTAGACGAAATGCCGCTGGAGAAATCCCGCAGCGCACCTATCCGGGAAACCGTCGGATTGAGAAAACGATCATAGAAGTCTCTGGCCCCGGCGATATCCTCATCGGCGGCCACGGCGTAAAGCAGATTCATCTGCTTATCGCTCGCGCCCTTCATGTCGTGGTTGAATCTCTTGGCGACATCCGGGTGCTTTTCGATGAGCTCCTTGCCCTTTTCTACTTTTGCTTGGAACCCCGGATCGTTCGTATACCCAGCGAACACAGTATCGATGGTGTTATCCAGTTGACGAGACAGCTTCTGACTATCCTTATAACTGTAGTTCGCCTGGATCTGAGAGCCGAGTTTGGTGTAGTCTTCCTTGAACTGCTGAAGCGCACGGTACTCGTCGGAGTTCTTGCCGTACTGCTTCTTCGCCGCCTTGATCTCCGCATCGAGATTGTCCATGCCAGAGTCGTACTGGGACTTGAAGTCTTTTCCGTTTTTCGCGTTGCTGCCGGCTTTCAGCTTCTCAAGATCCGTGTACATCTTGGAGTACTTCGGATCGTCGAGGACCTTATAATAGGCAGAGAAGAACGAGTCATTTTTCTCCGGGGTCGTAGCACTGACATTACCGATAGCAAGATCGCGCTTATATGCCCGCTGTGCAAGAGAGCCGGTCGGCGTATAGAACCCCGCCGCCTGCGTGGTCTGCACCTGCGCCGGCTTGAACACCTGCGCCGCCGGCGTGGTCTTAGGCGTAGATACTTGAGTAGTTTTTGTTGAGGCAGGCGTGGCGTTACCAGCAGAGAAGTCCACCGTGCCGGTCTTCTTATTACCCTGCGTTGTCTCAACCGAAATCGTATCCTTCTTCGGTTTGAAGATGTCCGCAATTCTATCAATTAAACTTGCCATGTTTCCTCCTGCTAAACTCACGAGGTTTTATCGAGTGGCGCCGCCGCTCCTCTTTTTAGGATTCATCTGTTTAGGACCGGCCGCTCCTCCAGTAGACGCAACAGGGTCGCCCGCCCGGGTTTTCACGACAGCACCTTTAGTCGTCGGCACGCCCTTACTGATATTGGCCGCGCTGCCGGTCGGGGTGTTCTGCAGCGGAGCAGACACGCGATCACCAATAGGAGTTGCCGTCCGAGTATTGGAAGTCGTGACCCTTCTGGTGGAGGCCGCGGTCTGATTGGTGGGACGGGACCGGGCGCTCTCTACGACAGATTTCTTCGGCTTTGCCGAGGCCGCTACCGCACCTGCGACCGCGCCCTTCCCGGTGCTGGAGATCCTATTGGCCACAGATTCCGCCAGCAGCCCAGGCGTCGCGCCGATTACCATTCTGCCAACAGAACGAGCGGCATCACCGAGCTGCTTGAGTCGATCTCTCTTCTCAAGCTGATTGACCATGTTCTGCCCGCCGAAGGACCCGCTGGTATGCTCGTGGGTGTTCTCGGTGGGGCGAGGGGTTTTCTTCTTCGTCATCTGGCCCGCACCGCTGTTACGGTTGGAGCCAAAAACATTGTACAAATCTTTACTAGCCATTTCTCATTCTCCTTATTTGGCGGTAATCTTCTTGATGTATGCCTTTGCCTGGACCTCAGTCATGCCCATCGCCTCAAGCTGCTGCCTGCTCGGGAGAACCCCGGCTGACAGGAGAGCCGAGCCGGAGCTGGCTAAGGACTCATTGAGCTGCTGCTTCGCGGCAGCAGTCGCCTTCCCATTCGAGAACACGCCGGTCAGCTGAGACGCGGACAGGTCGAGATCGGTCAGGAACTTCTGGACATTGAGGTTGTACTCGTCCACCCACTGCTGGAGCTGGGAGTTGAACTGATCCACACTCATGTTGGCCTCAAGCGCCCACTGCTCCAGACCCATCAGATCCTTCAGGTAGCTCTGGGTGATGGACAGAAGCTGATCGGCTTTCTGGAACTCGCCTTTGGAGCGAAGGTCCGCGATCTGCCGAGAGGTGTCCGTTCCCAGCTTGGTCTGCGCGTCATTCACAGCTCTGCGGTTCTGCGCCGCGGTATTCTGGATGGATGCGTACTGGGCCTCGCCGATACCGCCACGGTCACCACGAGCCTCTGCGTACAGCGCCTGGTTGTCCAGAGCTCTCAGCTCGTCCGCAGTCGCCTGATCACGCTGAGTCTGGTACTGGACCGCCGCGTCTTCCATGGCCCGGGTCAGTTCGTTTACGCCCTGTTCAACGCCGTAATCGATCTGAGCGTTGCCCTGCTGCTTCTGGGTATCCACGATCTGCTGGAGCAGGTTCTGGAGCTCGGCAGTGTCCACATGCTCGAGTCTCTCGGGATTGGGCCCGGCAATTTCGGGGAGCTGGTAAGGATCAGCCGTAACCCCAGCTTCCTTCAAAGCCTGAGCGAGAAGCGTGGCCGCGGAGTAGCCGGTGCCGTTGTAGTTGCCGCCACCAGAGCCATTGCCTGAGCCGTTTCCGCCATCCTTGTTGGCATTCGGATCTACGGTAGGTTTATCACCTCCCGGGGCGGGTTTCGGCGTGGTGCTGTCGATTACCAGGTTACCGTTTGCGTCGATGTGGCCTGTTCCCTTCGCAATGTTGGGGGTGTCGTGACGGTGCCGATCAGACTCGACTACCTTTGTGGGGTCTACGTTGTCGGCGATGCCGGCAGCGGTCGGCTGGTAAGTCGGAGAAGTGATGACGTCAAGCAGACCGGTCGTGGATTTTGGAATATTTACGTCAGTACCGCTGGCAGTACTTTTGGAAGAAGTCGTCGTCTTCTTCACAGGGGTTGGTGTAGTCTGTTTGATCTGGCCCGGCTCTGCGCCGTTGCCATGCATATTATCGACAGCTACAATTGCCATATCTTTATCTCACCTTCTGCAAATAAAAATAAAACGCCCCGTCTCTCGACAGGGCGTTGCTCCGTTTACTCGCTGAGCTGCTTGCCGATCTGGTGAGCGCCGGTAGCGGCGAGGCCAGACTCAATACCGACAGCGATAGCATCGATCAGGTTGTTCACAGGGAAGTCAGGAATCACATGCAGGCCGATGGCGCCAAGGATGCCGCCGAACAGGCCAACGATCACGGGGATGTATTTATCGTCCAGAGGAGAGACCTTCACACCCATGCCGATCAGGAAGCAGATCACAGTGATGCCAGCCACAGTTGCAAGAATACCCATAATTTATTTCTCCTTTTCAGTTGCGCTCATGCGCCTTTTTGTTCAGATGATCTTCAAACTTCGCGATGGCTTCTTTGACAGGTCCATCGCAGCCCTGTTCCATCAAGCCTTTCAGGCAGGCAAGCACACCGTAGGTGAGTAGCTCCTGCTCTTTCTGAATGGACCCGATCAGTTCGTCCTGTTTCTTCTGTCTGTTCACGAAGTCATATCCCTTATTGTACAGGGCGAAGAGCGCCCCAATTGCGCCGACCAGTGCGGCGAGAGAGATGATGGTCTGCGGGGTAAATGTAAAGGACATGTCATTCACCACCTCAGCAGCGGCCACGTTTCACCATGACCGATCACGCCATCCACGGACTTGCCGTGGACCTTCTGGAGCTTCTTCACGGCCTCCTCGGTAGAGGCGCCAAAGATACCCAGGGTGTCGCCGATGGTGTAGCCCTGGCACAGCAGGGACGCCTGAGCGAGCAGAACATCAGGGCCGTCCATTCCCTTGTCGATCATACGCGGGGGCCAGTACTCGGATTTCTGCGCCGGTTCGGTGTCCACGGCGGGAGCGGTGCCGGAGAGCTCCGGGAACTTCCTCTGCGCCTCTTCGCCTCTCGCTTTCGCGGTGGCCTCGGTGTTGGCCGGGACCTCGAACTCCTTGCACATCACGTAGGCGGCCTCGTAGGCATCCTCGGTGTGGGTGAGGACAAACCAGGTATGCGGGTAGGACTCACGCATCTCCTTGGCCATGAAGTAGTACTGGTACTGCTCGTCCGCGATGGACAGGCCGTGGCCCTTCAGATAATCATACAGATTCTTGCGCCGATTGAGCGAAGTCCACTGACAGAGTCCGAAGCCCCCCTGCCCGGGAGCGAGGAAGTCCCGGGTGCCTGCATCGACCTGCCGGACATACTCAGCATCGGTGATGCCGAGCTTCTTGTTGTAGGTATCCTCGACATTGTCTGACCGGCCAGCGCTCTCATGCGCGATGTTGACCGCGCAGCCGATGGCACCGGCGATGGTCATGCCGAGGCTCAGGCACTTGCCTACGACATAGGTGTAGTTCATCCGACTTCCTCCCATCCGTACTGGTCAGGAGCGTACACGTTGTTGTCGATGGTGCTGATGTAAACCGGGTCATCGATCTCCGGGTAATGCACCAGATCGTCTTTCATGTAGGCATCGTGGGCGCCTGTCGGCTGCCGCCACACGGGGATTGTTCCCGGCTCGGCGACATCGACCCAGAGTGCCGGGGTGATATCGGGAGTCCAGTCTTCCTGAGAGGTGTGGGCCTGAACGCATTTGTACAGCTTGCCCTCAAAACGGACACGGACACCGACAGCGTAGTCGGTGTTGATGTTCCAGCTGGGAAACAACTCGACCGCTTCCAGCGCGTCCTCATCGGGGAGGGATGCAGATGCTTTGTGCAGAAGCTCCCGAAGTTTGTATGCGTGTTCTCTTTTCATTCCGCACCTCCGAAGATAATGTCATAGACTTCAGCCACATCAATGTCATCTGGCAGCGGAGCGAGCGTCCAAGTCTGCACGATAGCGTCTGTCTGCTCTTCCCAGCCGGGTTCGTAGTAATAGCCATCTGGTGCTTCGGGCGTTTCGGTAAACCGCACGGGCTTCCAGCCCTGCGCGGCGTACATTTCGGCAGGAGGGTTATACACGATAACGCCGTCTCCCGGCAGCTTGCGTGGGGCAATATGGAGATTGCCGTCAATCAGTTTTGCGTACATTTTGCCCTCCTTTATAACGTAACGAGATAGGCTTCGCCAAGATCATCGTAGTAGCAGGTTCCTGTTAATTGGTCTATCAGACAAGCCTTTCCATCGCCGTCCAACCCTGCTTTGAGATCATACAGAAGCTCATCGGTTGTGGAATCGTATGCCTTAACTGAGTGCTGATAGATCGTAGCCCCCGAAGCACCCGGCTTACTCAGCGGCAGCTTGAACGGAGCGTTATTCACAGAGGCCCACCCAGTTGAGTCAGCGACTGAAATAACTGTTCCATCAAGCTTTGTCATAGACCATTGCCGTGTACGAAAATCGATTTCAGCGCCAACGATGGTATCTCCGCCATTATAATCACATCGACTATATGTCCAATTTCCACGATACAACCTAGTACTCGATGCGTAGCTCGGGTTGAGTGATCGAGTCTGGCTTATTTCACCCCAGCAGAGCAGATAACGATTTTTCGAGTTTTTCTTTGTAAAATAGAAATCCATAACAACACGCGGATTGCTCGACCGCTGGAATGGAAGCGTGATGAAGTTAGTCTGTGGGTTGTCGCCGGGGTCAGTCGAGCAGAGGAGATAGTGCTTTTCTTCGGTAGTTTCAGCTAACCCGGCCATCGCCCTGCGTCTCAGGAGTTCGTCCATGAAACCACCGCTCCATAGTTGTTGAGGATATCCACCTCGTAGTGCTTGCTTGCCTCCGGCGCGAAGCTGTCAGGCATCGTAACCGTGTTCGGCATGGTCAGTGTTGCCGCCGTACTTCCGCTGTTGAAGTCAAAGTGGTACTGAGCAAGCTGCCCGGATGCAGGCGCGTTCAGCGTAACGCCGAGGCTCGTAAGCGCCCCGGTGAAGTGGTAAATCTTCCCGGCATCCAGCGCCTGCGTGACCGCTCCGGCCGCGGAGACAGTGACCTCTTCAATTTCGGCAGATCCCCCGCCACCACCGGAACCGCCGCTCATCGCAGCCAGCAGCAGAGCAAGTTCGTTTTCCCTCATCTCGCTCACGCTTTCTCGGTAAACACACCGTCTTCAAATGCGATGTAGTTCTTATCGGGGGTGATGATCACACTGCCTGCGGCGATGATGTCATCGTCGCCCAGGCCGTCCACATCAGCACCGGTCAGCTCCAGACTGGAGGGCGCGGAGTCAGACAGGATGATGGCACGGACAATCGCGCCAGCCGGGCCGCCGATCTGCGGGTTCAGCCCGATAACTTCAGAATAAATCTTTTTCATATTCGGTCATTCCTTTCAATCGTTAGGACTCTTCTGGTGCGGGGATAACATTGCTTGTGAATGTGCGTGTCCAAACCTGAGCCGGTATCCACCAGTCGTCATCGTCCGAGTGGCCAACGTCATTGGCACAAGTGAGCCGCACAAGACCGTTGTTATAGAAGCCACCGAAGGTAAAGGACTCCACAATGGCGTTTTCGGTATCTGCTTCCTGATGTCCAATCAGCGGGAACAGGAACCCGGTAACAGAGTCGCGGCACAGGAGATACTTCCCCTGCGAAAAGTTGGACTTCACATAGTAAAAATCTGTAGAGTCGTCGTCATTGCCCTTATACTCAGCGATGTAAATAATATCGAGAAGGGCGTAATTTCGACCGATGTATTCAAAAAGCTGCCAAATAACTTTGCTCGTCACAGGGTGATCTGTGCCGCCAACTTTAAGCGAAGTGTCAACCACGGTCTTTTCGTCAACATACTTTTTCGTAGCGGCGTCCATAGGCTGGATTGTAAAAACCAGAGTCACAACGCCGGTGTCAGAATCAATTTCTTTTCGTACCGCGATCGTGTCGCCGGTCTCCGCACGGACGCCCAGGTTCTGAATCGCTGCGGCACTCTCAGAAGCCTGCGTTGCCGCCAAGTGCGCCTGATTAGCGTATCCGACCACCTGATCAACCCACGCCTGCTGAGGCTCAGGGGGAGTCACATAGCCAAGACTGTCGGTGACCACGGTGGTAAACGCCACCGTCTTGGCCACCAGCCCCTCTTCGTTGTACGCCGTCAACTGAGCCACGCCGTTCCCCTGGTTAGCTACGTCGGCGGATTTGATAGACCAGTTGATGAACCCGTCACCCTGCGAAATTTCGCAAGGGTACGGAGCGACATCGCCGTGTCGCTGATGCACCAAAGAGAAAGACGTCGCGTTTACGAAGGGGAAGAAAACGTTGATCGGGAATTTAATCAAAGTCGCCTCGTTCTCCCCGCATCTACCGAGGAGAATGGGGCGATTATTGGTAATTACTTTCGTGTTCAAATTCGTCACCTCGCGTTGCGAATGATGATAATGCCGGAGCCGCCGTTGCCGCCTGCAAGATAAGCAGGGCCATTCGGGCTCGCAGCTCCGCCGCCGCCTCCGCCACCGGAGTTGGCCACACCAGCACTTCCGACTCTTACGTCGCTTGCGCTGTTCGCCGCGCCACCGGCACCGCCGCCATCGGCGCCTTTGCCACCGGCGGACTTAACAACGAAGTTGGACAGGACACAGCCACCGCCACCGCCGGACGCGCCGTACCTATATGTCGGCTTGTAGAGCTGAGCGGTACCGTTAAATGCCGTGACGCCCACTTTACCCGCCGTGCCGTTGCTCGAAGAGGAAGCGCCAGCGCTGCCGGTCTTACCGCCGCCATTCGTTGCCGTCGCTCCAAAGCCGCTCGTATTTGTGCTGCCGGAGCCTACGACAATCGGATATGGAATACCTGCGCTGACGGCGACACCGGCGATGTTTCTGACCTGGCCGCCGTTACCGCCTTTACCGCCATGATGGTTATAAGTGGCGTCGTCGTAATAGCCGGTCTGCCCCTTGGCGCCAGCACCAACGAGAAAAACATCGATGCTGTCAACTACCCGATTGAAAACCAGAGTCCCGGAAGTCAGGAAAGCGAGCTCCCAGTCAACCATACCATCAGCTCTCGGCAGTTGATTAAACACGTACTGCCCAGTGTAGGTAAACGCCGGCGGTTTCTTATACTTCGGTAGCCCTCGCGGGCCAAGCCAAACACCCATGCCTTACGCCTCCCACCAATAAATGGTAACCGGGATGTCAGCAGTCGGGACAGAATCGCAGGTGAACACGAGCTCACCGCCACCGGTCTTAACCGTCGGAGGGAACAGCATCGCATCAGCCGCGGCGGCCCAACCAGCGCTGTTGCTTGGGGCTGCGACGAACTCAGCCGTCTCCGGCAAATCAGTAACCGCGATGTTCTGCTCGTTATTTGTCCAGCTGGCCGCCACGAGCGTGCCAGTAGCTTTGTGAATGGTCTTCTGAAGACCAGTCGTCTTGACCGGGGTGACCGCGCCATCGTCAAGCTCTGCGGTATGCACAGCAGCGGGGCCGAGCTTACCGTAGACGATCTCGCCGTTCTTTACCTTGCCCCGGGTCACCGCGTTCGTAGCCAGATCAGTTTCACCGACCTGCCCCTCACGAACGCCGGGGATCAAAGCGAACCAGGCGTTGTCCGCGATCTTGAACAGGAGGACCACCGTGTTCTTCTTTTTGATCACGATGCTGCCAGAGGCATCAGCGCCGATGGTGAACAGGCTCACGCCGGAGGCCGGGGTGATGGTGACCTGAGCACCGGCGCAAACCAGAGGGATCATAGCACCCGCGCTGATCGCCGCATTTCCGTTCGTCGGGATCGTGATTGTACCGGCCGTAGCGTTCGTCAGATACAGCGCCGTCTCTGCGTCGGACAGCATCAGGGTGTATCCGTTGGTGGTCGTCGGGGTCTTGAGACGAAGACGTCTCTGTGCGCGTCTCAGGATGCCGTCATCCAGATCAGCCTTATTGGGGAGAATGTTGGGGGCGAACTTCTCTGCGGTGATCTCTCCGTTCTTAATGTTGTTGCCCCACACGGCATTGTCTTTAAGCTGGGAATGATCAACAGAGTTGTCCGCGATCTTATCGCCAGTGACCGCATCATCAGCCAGCTCGCGGGTATCAACCGCGCCCTCGACCATCTTATCGCCGGTCAGGGAGTCGTCAGGGATCGCACCGGAAATAGCCTCAGCGATCTGCCGCTGCACGTTCTCGATGGCCGCCTGCACGTTGGTCTCAGCGATAGCAGCCGTCTCTGTAAAGGGGATCTCAGAAGCCTTGAGCGCATCGATTAAAGCGTTGTGCGCATCACGCAGCTCGTCGAACAGAAGCTGCATATCGGCGCGGACCTTGGTCTCCTGAGACTCGTAGGTGGGGAAGTCCGCAGGATTCGTCCACACCTTTGTGAAATTCATTTTCTGAAGGGCCATTAACGGAGCCTCCCCTGAAAGTTGTAGAAGATCTGGGCCGAGACGATGTTCATGTCCTGCCCGGCCACGTTGTTCTCCAGCTGCATCGTGAAATGCTGGACACGACGACACATCGGTCTGCGACGGAACGCAGCACCGAAGCCGATGCCCGCCAGAGAACGATAGGAAAGATCGCGCGGAACCAGCTGCCAACAAACGTGGGTCAGGGGCGTGATCTCTTTTCTGGTTTCGTAATCGGTGATGTAGGTAAGATCCGCAGACGAGTTGGTGTCCGGTCGGATGACCACGATCACGCTGTTGACGTTCTTCAGCCGGTCATAGCCGCCGAAGAACTGGGACGCGAACCTGTACTTCTTCTCAATAGGTCCGTCATAATCCGTGTAGCCACGGGTGAAAATAGTCAAAAGCCCATCCTCGTTGAGATGCCACACACGGTCATACTCAGAGGCGTAGGCTTTGGCTTCGATATCGGTGAGGTAGTACCACGACGGCGTCTTGTAGTCTGAGTTCTCGTAGTCCCAAACCCAGACCTCGTCGCCACAGTTCAGCCAGTACCGTTTGCTGTCGTCGAAGGACACCGGCACGGAATTGCGAACGCTGTCCAGCATGCCGCGCTTCGTCGGACCACCGTTGATCTTCCTCGAGATACACTCGATGTTGTTCTCATAGGCGTAGGACGAATCCTTCAGCAGATGAACGCCCTGCTCGGTGTTGCACCAGACAAGGTTGTTGTCGATCAGCTGGATACTGCCGGGGCAGTCGCAGCCGATCTTGTCGTTGATGGCCACGAACGGCATGTCGATGGTCAATCTGCCGTCCACAGTCTGGGTGTCCTGCTTCACACGACCAACGGAGTGGGTCTTGAAGACGACCAGAAAGCTCTGCTGTTTGCCGAAGCCGGTGATCATATCGTCCGTGTTGCCGCAGAACTGATACTGATCCATCGGGAAGTAGGTCGGATCCATCGCGATATTGTTTCCGTTCCAGAAGATCGCGTTCGGCTGCGCCGGGCAGCCGCCCATGACCACGCACAGATCACCCGTGCCGCCGTAAGTCACGGCATACGGGCAGTCCATGATGCTGGAACTCGCCTCGGTATTTGCCACTGAATACGTGATGACAACCGTATTATTCGTGGGAGGATTCGTGACCGGGGGTGCGTTCGTGAAGTTGACCACACCGTTGGCCCTATCGACCGTGTAGTCCGTCCCCTCAACCAAAACCGCGCCGTCAACCTTTACCTCCGTCACCGCATCCACCGGGTGAACGGGGAGCTGGTACGCGGAGACGCCAGACACTGCGTTGTACCAGACCGTCTTCCTCGCGGAGATGCGGTTCTCAGGCTGATACAAATCGCCGGAGCCGGTGCTCGGCGAGGCGTTGACCACGATGATCGGGACGTATCCGGTCACACTCGCGCCGCTCAACGTCTCCGTCTGGTAGTCGAAATCGATCTGGAAATAGCCGCCGACGTTCTTGTAATACAGGGAGTCGAAGTAAAGGAAGAAGGAGCCGTTGTTCTCGGGTACGCCGGACACGATCTGGGTCCAGTCGGGTTCTTCATCGTCCGGGTTCAGGTAGTACAGACCGGTGCCGATGTGCGCCACAAGGAAACCGTTGAACAGTTTCGGGTACATGGCGTAGCCCACACCCTGGGACTGCATCTCCTTGTTCACCCACACCTGCCCGTCGCGGCTGCACAGAACGCCTTCACGCCACAACAGATTCTTCATGTCGGGGCTCTCGTCGTTCTTCAGACGGTACTCCAGTTCAGACAGGTTGAGACCGCCATCGAGGTTCGCGAGGTTGACCACATACTCCTGCTTGGGGTTCGGCATATGGGAGAGATTTACATACGCCATTTAGCTCCACCACCCCGGAAGATTGAAACCGTAATACACATCATCGACCGGAGCGTACTCGGTGGTGATGGGCTCCGTGATGCGGCTCAGTCTGGTCTCGAACTCATTATGCAGAGCGGAATACCGGAAAGCGTCATCATACATAACCAGCTGGGCGGCGATGTAGTAAGGGATCGCGGGGTGGGTATCCGGGGTATTGTCCAATTCGGTGAGATCGTCGGGGTCATCCCCAAGGGTCTCAGGGAATCGGTAATACTCGACCATCATCTGGTCGATATTGGGCACGTTGTTCGGGATCATGAGCTTGTTGTTCGCGTACAGCTTATACCCGTGATACCGCTGATAGGTGTAGCGCGGGGTGTTGTAGACATCCGGGCGCTGCCAGATCAAGCCGCCGTTGTTCAGCCGCCAGAAATCCTTGGGCAGGGTATAAAGGGTATAAGCGCCCAGGTCTTCGGACTCCAGAGACTTCAGCGGAACGAGCTCAGGGATCTTCTTCACAGTCGTGGCAATGTACATCATGCAATCGTTGGCCAAGCCGGGGATTGCACGGATGTAGTCTGCCTGGTTGTTATAAGTCACAGGGATCTCATTACCAGCGATGCTTTCGGAAAACACCAGCTGCATCACCTGTTTCTTCAGCTGTCCATAGTTCATAACAGAAGCATCTCCTTTTTGTATGTTAAAGCGGGGTCACGGAGTTACACCGTGAATGGCCGGGAAGGAGGAAAAACCCGGGCGCAACCGCTGGGCCCCGCGTGAAGGCGGTTGTAATCCGAGTGCCTCGGAAGAAAACTGAGCCGCCGCAGTTTAGGCGCACTCCGCAAAGATACGCCGCAGTTTCAGACAATCGGTCCGATCATCCACCTCTGCCGGGTCTGCAACCCCGGGCAGCGCAGAATCTCAGATTGCAAGAACAAGACCGCAGTCTTGCAGGTCCGCAGCCTTTCAAGAACCCATCCTCTCGGCCTACTGGGTTCTTTCCCTTATGAGCTTTCTTTTGTTTACCCTTCTCGCGCTCTACAAGAAGATCTTCGCCTCACGCGATGCCGCCGCCATCACGGGGCAAGTTATCCGTGGCCGGCCCCGTGGAAGCGATGGGGACAGACCAGTCGGACATAGACACGACGCCGTCGGCCCCGATGAAGAACTCCATCACGCGGAGAATCTCGCCAGTGTTGTAGCTTTCAAAGACGACCTTGTGGAAACGGAACTCAGTCACCTTGCCGTCCAAGTCGTCGATGTACTTGAGCGGCAGCACGAACGTGCGGCCGAGGCCTGGGAAAGTGCGGTAGCGCACCACAATCACGTCGCCGCGCTCGTGGGCGGCAAGCACCTCGGCGAAGGTTTTGTCGCAGGTTGCTTTCGTCTTGGTAGCTTCGACGTTAAGGACAAACTGTCCAGCCTCGGGTTTGATTTCTTCGCTTTCAATCTCCACCGAGCGGTCGGGATTCACTTTGATTTTCATTTCATATCACCTCTGAGCTGTTAGTCAGCGCCGACAGCGAAGCTCGGGTACTCGGTCGCCGAGGGGCTATGTGCGTTGAACTTCAACGCTTTCCCCTTGTACGAAAAATACGAGCATCTATACCCCTCAAGCGGTTCCGTGAGGTAGATACAGGAAACGACAGGCAGGTAAGAACTCTCTTCGCCCGTGGCGCCGAGGATATATACGCTGCGCCCCGCGGCGAGAGCGGACTCGATTTCACCGCAGGTTTTGTCTGCGGTTTTATCCTCCCCGGACAGCGTTACGATCAGGTTGCCCTCACCAGAACTGGAGCCGCCTCCGCCGCCAGAACCGCCGCCGGAGCCACCACCACAGGGGCACACAGCCTCGATCCAGCTCATGCTGTTCTGGTCGTACATGTACCGGGTGGTTTCGCCGGAGGTCGTGTCAACCGCGAAAAGGATGGAACCGTTCGCGATACCGACCACAGGCTTCTCATCGGTAGCCAGGCACACACCTTCGACATACGCGCCGGAAGCGGTAGACCTGTAAACATTAAAAGATACCATCTTGTATCTTCCTTTCTGTAAAGGGTGAGGGCGCTACCTCACGATAGCGCCCTCTTAGGGTTATGCGATTACTCGCCGACGTTGATCAGAGCGTCGCCCACGGAGATGGGGTAGTTGTTCGCGTCAACGCAGACCACGCGGACGAACTTGTGACCAGCGGTAGGAGTGATGTTCTCCATGGGGTTCGCGGTCAGTTCGGTCCAGTTGGCCACGGTGATAGCGGAGCCAGCGGTAACAGCGGTCAGGCCAGCCACGGTAGCGGCGGTCATGTAATACCACTTGGCGCCTTCCTGGACAGCGTTCACGATGATGGCAGTGGTGCCGATGCCGTCAGCGGCGGTGAGCACGGGCAGCATCTTCAGAGCGGTCTGGCCGCCATGGTAGTACACAGCCTTGGCCTTCTCGTTCAGCACGAAGCAGTCGTAGATGAAACGACCCTCGACGAGCCAACCGGAGATGCCGGGAGGGTTATCGTGGATACGATACTCTTCGAGCTGCTTGGGGCCGGTAGCAGCGATGGGGTGGGTGATGATGAAAGCGCAGCCAGCAGGCAGGCGGGAGCTGGGGACCTTGACGATCTTGCAGCCATCGACCTCGCCGATGACGCCCTTGATGATCATCTCCTGGGACATATCGCTGTACTTCATGAACGCGGGGTCCTGCTTCAGCAGGTTGGCGAATTTGTAGGTGCAGAAAGCAACGCGGCCCTTGTCGGGAACATTGCAGTCGCCCAGACGCTCCATGCCGTTCAGGAAGCAGGCATAGGCGTTAGTGGCGTCGACGGCAGTGGCGGCATAGTTGCCGGTGTTCTGCGCGGCGTCAGCCAGGGTCTTGAAGACGTAGGTGTCGAACTCGGGGACCCACACTTCGGACAGCTGGCGAGACAGGGATCTGCCCGCATCGGAGACCATCTGAGACTGGATCTTGTCGCCCGCGTCGATGATGAAAGTAAAGGCGCGGTCCTTGTTCACAGTCAGGGTCTGGACGTTGCGGGACAGGTCGGAGGGGGTACCGTAGCGCTGGATACCGCTACGGGTGTAGTCCACCATGGGGACCACGGGGATGGAATAAACTTTGACGGTCTTGTCGCCCTTGAACTCGTAGTCGTTGTTCAGAGCGAGCATGGCCTGGGACTCGCGGGTGAAACGCTCATCGACCACGTTGCTATACTTGGTCGCGAGGTTGATACCACCGGGGATTGCCATTCAAATCACACTCCTTAATGTATGGCAAATGAGCAGTCCACCGGAAGATAAGGACGGATTACCAATGATCGGAATTAAAACCGATCAGGAACGGATCATCGGGATCAGTATTGGTCTTGCCGCCCTTGGAGACTCCTCTCACGGGAGCCCTTCTTGCGGCGTCTGCGTTCTGTTTCAGTCTTTTGTTTTCGGCTTTCACAGCCTTGTTCTCGGCTTCCGCCTGCTTACGCGCATACTCTTCATAGGCGCGGACAAGAGGTTTGCCTTCCGCCACACAAGCGTTGACGACAGATGCGGGGAGCTGCGTACCACGGAGCTCGGGGTGGGCCTGCAACAGGTCGGCCACCTCGCCACGGTAATCGCGGCCAGTGTCTGCCTCATCGTCTGTATCGGGCTGCTCGGCGGGAATAGCCTCCATGGCCTTCCTCGTCCGGCTATCGACCAGTTCAGCGGCCACGTCGGGATGCACACCCTCACCCTTCAGCCTGTCGATCTCCCCCTCGCGGTAGGAGTTTTCAGCTGCGTCGAGCATGGCATCAATCGAATCGTAGCCAAGGATCTTAGCCAGTCTGTTGCCCTTGGTAATGATGGGCTGCACCTTGTCCAGCTTGGCACGGGTGCGGTCAGCGTTCTGCGCCTTCTGGTAAATCGTAGGCAGTTCGGTCTCGTCCAGCTCCACGTCCTGAACCTTGTGGTCGATCTTGGCGCTGAACTTCAGTTTGGGTCGCTCGGTTTCCTGCTCGTTGGTGGGAGCATTGCCGCCGTCTTCCCCGGATTCCTCGGTGTCCTCGCCTTCACCCGTGGTAAGGGTTTCGTCTTCGGTGCCTTCTTCAGCTTCCGTAACTTCTTCCTGACCGTCGTCAGCACCAGACTCGTCAGCCTGATCACCGCCGCCCGTCCAGGAATCTACGTCGAAAATGTCGTCGCCCTCTGCCCAGCCTTCCGGCAGGAACGTTTCAAATTCTTCAGAAGCCTCGGGAATCATTTCATTGGTATCGCTCATGGGAATCTCCTTTCATGGTGAGAAAGAATTTTAGTTGTCGCCGGGGTAACCGGCGTGGTGGCTCTTGCAGGAGTCGAACCTGCACGGATTTCTCCATCCGCTTTTGAGACGGTTGCGTATACCTGTTCCGCCAAAGAGCCATATGAAAAGAGGACCACCGTTTTGGTGATCCTCTTTTTTGTTAAGTTGTGCGCTGCGTAGCGCCGACAGCGTTCTGTGCGCGGGCAGGAAGACTATTGAACATAGCCTCCATACGCGCCGGCATGTTGCCGATGGTCTTATTGGCTTCTACCGGGCCGCCTACCGAAGGCGCCCCGCCGGGTTTCGAGGCGTGACCGGGCTTGTCCCTCGGAGGCTCTGCGGTCTCCGTCGGCATCGTCTGGTTCGCCATAGCAGACTGCTGTGCTTCCTGCTCGGCCACCTTGGCCTTCAGGTCATCGATCAGCTCCTGCTTCCTCGGGATCAGGCGATCCGGGATACGCTCCAAATAGGCGATGATGTCCAGCGTACCATCGCGACGCAGGTTGTCCAGCGTCTGAACCATAGCGATCTCAGAGTACCGGGTGGTCGCACCGACCTCTACCGCGACGTTCAGCCACAGCTTCTTGAGCTGACTGAAGTCGAACTCCTCCATGACCCGGCGCTTGACGTGCTGGGTCTTCATCATGCCGGTCATCGGGTCCATGATGGGATTGCCTGCCGGGTCCTTGACGATCTCCTCAAAGTCACGCATACGGGACAGAGGACGCTTACCGTAGTAGGTGCCCATCATATCCAGCAGGATCTCACCGATGCTCTCAACCCACTCAAATAGGATCGCTCTCGGGTTCTCCAGCGGGACCTCAGACGAAGCCTGCAGCACCATCAAAGCGGAGGTATTGTCCAGCCGCATGTTGCCCATCTGCGCGTCGGTAGCGCCCAGGCACTCCTTGGTGTACTCCATGACCTTGTCGATGGCCATCACGATCTGGTTGGACATATCGGCAGGCTGCAGAGTCGTCGCAACGCTCCGCAGATCCTGGCCGGGCTGCATGCCGCTCACACCGATGGCGACGCCGACTTCGTTGTTCCACTGAGAGATCAGATCGGCGTTATAAATGGTCTTCGGGAAACTCTGCAGCTGCAGGTGTCGGAAGACCATAGCCATCATGGAATTGATAAAGATCTGGTTCGGCACGATGCCGGTGACCAGAGCGCGACCGTGGTACTGGTTCTTCTGCCTCTCCCAGTTGCCCCACGCGATGGGGTACCGGGTCAGACCGGTGTCCACGTCCTCGAAGATGTTGCAGGTCCGGGTGGCCTTGGTTACATGGACAGACGTAACCAAGCGCTTGACTTTCTGCCGCTCATAGATCGGAGCGCCGTCCGGTCCGATGACAGGTTTGCCGTCCTTATCCTTCATGGGGACAGGGTTGCCCTTCTCATCCAGAACGTCCTCCATCTCGGGAAGGCCGGTCTCCTCGTCGATGATCTCTTTCTCTTCGGTCACCTTGCTGTACATGTAAACATACAGCGCCTTGCCGGTGTTATCGTCGGAGATAATCAGCTCGGTCTGCCCGCCGACGCCAGCCTGCCAGGTCCAGTCACTATCCGGCTGAATGGTGTTGCGCTCGATATCGTCGGAGCCGGTGCCGCCCTTGCCGATACCGTGCTTCACCTTGTTGAATCGCTCGGCCTCCCACCGCAGGTTGTCCACGGTGTCTCGGCCAATGATCAGGATGTAGGGCTGGGACTCAACGTCGTGGATATTCGGGTTGCCGAACATGACGTTGATGCCGTCCACCAGCTCCATCTCGATCTCGCCGCGGGCGTTGCTGAAGGCGCCGCCATAAGGAAGAGCGTCAGGGTTCCAGTAGAAGTGGGCACAGTAGTCGCCGGTCTGCGCACCATCGAACAAAGCCTCGCGGATCTTGTAATCCATCTTCAGCTTCTCGAACAGGTTGCGGACCTCCGCCGTGGCGTACACCGCGGCATTGGTATCCGGGTCGTCCTGGTTCTCGCTGTCGTAGTAGGTCAGCGGCTCAAAGCTGATCGTGGTCGCCGAAGAGTTAAGCGAAGCCACGAACAGGGACGTGATTCTCTTGATGATGTTAAACACCGGGCGGGCGAGGCGGCTCATCGCCGGGGTCTTCGGGATGTGCAGCCACTGGTTGCCAGCGAAGAACTCGATGTTCGTATTGACGGTATTGTATACATTCGGCACGAGAGCGTTGTTATAAGACCTGCCGATCTCGTAGTACTCCCACGCCTTGGTTCTCTTGTTGTAATTCTCGGGCATTAGTTGCTACCCTCCTTGGGGAAATCGACCACGCCGTAAGCGATGTCAGCGCTGTACCCGGTCAGCTGCCAGAACGCCTCCTGCTCCCGTTCGAGCCGCTCACGTTCCTTCCGGATCTTCTCCTTCTGGTCGTCGTCCAGCTCCACCGGATCGGCGGGGCGCTGATACTTCTGCCCGGCAAGAAAACCAAGCACGAAGATAACGAACGCCACGACGAAGCCTAAAAGGCCAGATAATACTTCGATCATTTATTCTCCTCCAACAGCTTATCGATCACGACGCCGATCTCCTGCGCTTCATCACCTGGAAACGTGATCGTTTTACAAGTCGCCCCAGCCGGGATAAGCACCGTGTAGCCATGTCCGATGCAGCACAGCGCGTACCAATCAACGGCTCCGTCCTCGTACTTCAGCCAGCAGCCAGCCCCCGCCTCTCTGTTCGGGTTGCGCCTACTGAGATGGAAGACCACCCGATGCGCTGTACTGGCCGAGCTCTTCACCTGGACTCGCTTCAGTGAGCCGTGGATATCCACGACCAAATCCGCGCCGGTATCGACCATCGGCCTATACACCGGCACTCCCCGTTTCAAAAACTCAGCCGCGACGATTGCCTCGCCGCAGCCGCCGACCATCACTTGCTCCAACTGTGCTTCTCTCCGTAGGGGTCGAACAGAATGTCCGGATCATTGAACGCCGCCTCAGCTTTCTGCTGGCGCTGCTCATACTCCGGCACAGGCGTCTTGTCAATCGTCCCGCTCGCGTAGATCAACCGCTGCAGGGCCTGCGACGCCGCGTCAACCATATCGTCATGCGCCCCATTCGGGAACGCCGAAAACTGATCCACGAACGGGACCACCCACGCCGCCTTCGCCGGGTCAGGCAAGAACACGTGCCCCGACTCGATGGCAGCGGACACAGCGTTCACACGAGCCACCTTGCCGCCGAGTGGGTTCACCGGGATGCAATACATCTCGCGCTGCAGCGTCTGGATGATGGCCGAGCCGTTCGCCTTATCTTCGATCAGGACCGCCATAGCTCGCGGGTACAGCTGCTTGACGGACCGGATCGCTTCTACCGTCCCGGGGAAGTCCAGATGCTTATTAAGACAGTAGCGCAGGTAGTAGTCGTTTCTGGACTTCCCCCACACCTGAATGGACACATAGTCGTTCTGATCCCCGGCCTTAAACGCAGCGTCAACAGAGATGATCTCCGTGCCGAACATCCGCGTCTCAGCAGGATCATAGAACCGCCACCAGTCTCGGTGGACCAGGTTGCCAGCCTCTACACGGGGGCTGCACTGGTACAGCGCCGCCCACGCTCGCTGCCCACCCTGCGGATCGTTGATGTAGCTCTTCTTAAAGTCGGCCAGCCACTGCGCGTCTTTCCCCAGCTCGGGGCACAGCGGCTCACCAATCGCCCGGCCCAGCGGGTCGCCCGCCTCAGCCTCAACGGGAAGTCGAAGCAGCTTGGCGTTGACCTCGGTGGCCAGCATACGAGCGGCCAGATCGTCCTCGTGCCATGGGGTCATGATCACGATCACCTTGCCGCCGGCGGCGAGACGGGACTTGATGGACGACTGCCATTCCTCCCATACCCGCGCCCGATAAGTGGGTGAGTCTGCTTCCTGCTGGTTCTTCACCGGGTCGTCGATGATGACCAGGTTCGCGGGGTTACCGGTGATGCCGGCCATGATGCCGCGGCTGATCAGTCGTCCGTGGCCATTGTCCAGCTCGAACTCAGCGGCGCGGTCTATCGCACCTACTGAAACATGAAACAGCTTATCGCCGTTCGCCTTGATCTTCTCTTTATTTCTACGGCAGAACCGCTCCGCAAAATCGGAGTCGTAGCTCGCCAGAATTACCCGGTTGTTTGGATATCTGCCCAAATACCACGACGGCAGGGTCTCCGTCACAGCGGCGCTCTTACCATGCTGCGGCGGCGTTTCGATAATCAGGAGATCATACGCATGACCGGTGTCCGTCTCCAGAAAGTCCTGCACCTTCGTGGCAATAAACTCAGACATCTTCGTCCGTTTCCACGACGCCCCCTGGACATACGCCAAGTACTCCGAATAAAAACGCCGGGCCAGCTCTCTGCGAGCCAGCTCGGCGTAAACCTTATTCTGCTTTTCTTCCAGCGTGTACTCGCGCTCATCCATCTGCTTCGTTAACCACCTTTTTGGAGATTCCATTTGGGGGAGACCGAAAATCAATTCCGAAACCCCCTACCCCCAAAAGGGCGATGGGGGTCAGTCCTGGTCTTCGGCGCACTCAACGATCTCTTTCAGCTGATCGTCGGTAAGCGCAGTCAGATCCAGAGTCTCAAACGGTTTGTCGTCCAGATTGCCGATCGCGACGTTATCCACCGGTTTCTGACCGGACGTGTCGCGGAGAAAGCGAGCGGCTTCCGTGTCTCCTGTGCGGGCCCGGGTCAGCTGGGCCAGAAGTACGGCGGCGGCTTCGGTCTGGGGGATGCCGCGCTCCTTGAGTTCTTTCGCGATCTCATCCGAACTCTTCAGGTCGAGATCGAGAATGGCTCTTGCGAGTTCGCGCATCGCCTTCTTCTTCCGGGCAGTCTCAGCACCGCGCTTTCCACCCTTCGCGCTGTTGGCGCGACGTTCCTCATCGGTGAATCGCTCGAGATGGAGATTCTGCAGGTAGTTGTATTTCTTTTTCTCAGCCATGTTCTCACCTCCTCAGGATTTTTTACATGGTTGGTAATCAATGAAAATACGGCCTTAGGGCCTCCGGGCGAAGCCCCCTACCCCCAAAAGGGCGGCCAGGGGGCCTACTATTATAATAACGCCCAGGGGGGTGGGGTCCGATCGCCGCTCAAAAAAATCAAGGGGTAGCCGCCAGCCGCTGGGGCGAAATAGGGTGCGGCTGCGGAGCGGCTTGCCATGAAGACAAGTACCCTATGTCAGCGGTAACCGTTGCGGCGTGGGCGGTACAGCGTAGGGTGCGGCGGCGTGGGTGCAACGCATCAGCAACTGGTGCAACGCCACCACCCTTGCCGCCATCCGTTCGGACCCTAGGTCAGCCGCCGCCCCAGAGCCATGGCGTTCTGGCTACACGGACAGCCGCCGCCGCTCTGGTTTTCTTCTGAGCATCTTTTGCTCTGCTTTGTATTTATTCCGATTGTAACACTACCACAAAAGCAAACTCAAAAACACTACGGAAAAGTTTTTCAAGAAACTTGCAAAATTTTTCTTGACAATGGAAGAAAGCTGTGCTACCTTATAGCCAAGGAACACAAGTTTCCTACACTCTGCACCTTGAAAATTGAACATTGTTATTGATTCTTTCCTTTTCTCTTTTCGGCAAGCACACAGTCTGGGAGACTAGATTGTGCGCTTGTTTAGGTGCTGAGTAGGGCAACCTGGTCAGCATCTAAACAAGCGGAAACGCTTGGACTATTAACGAAAAGGAGAAAAGAATCATGAGCAAACATATCGAATGCACCACGCACAGCAAGAAGCATAACTACATTTCGGATAGGGATGCCATCAAAGA